TCGGGGATCAGGTCGGGGATCAGGTCTGGGCTCAGGTCTGGGCTCAGGTCAGGGATCAGGTCGGGGCTCAGTGGCATCGAGGGCTGGTGTACGGCGAGTGGTCCGTCTACTGGTCGGCTTGGCAGACGTTCCTGCGGCACGTCGGCGTCTCGCTGGCGGCAGGGCTGGCGGCGCGGGCTGACGCGCTGGCCGACACGGCCACCACGGGTGGCTGGTGGTGGGCGTGGCAGGGTCTGGTGATCGCGTGCGAACGCCACGACCGGCTCACCCGAGACAACAGCGGCCGCCTCCACAACGAACAGGGGCCTGCGGCCGGCTGGGCGGACGGCTGGGAGTTCTGGTGCTGGCACGGGCTGCGTGTCCCCCGGTGGGTCGTCGAGACGCCGACCGTCGAAGCGATCCAGGCCGAACCGAACACCGAGATCCGCCGAGCGGCGATCGAGTCGTACGGCTGGGACCGCTGGATCAGCCATCTCGGGCTCACCCCGATCGACGTCGCCGCCGATCCGGGCAACCCCGGACACATGCTCGAACTGTTCGAGCTGCCAGACGACCAGCAGCCGTTCGATGTGCGGGTGCGGCTGCTGCTGATGCACAACGCGTCGCTGGACCGTGACGGCAGCCGACGCCGGTTCGCCGAGACGGTTCCTGCCGACATGCCGGACGCTCTGTCGGCCGCGGCTTGGCAATGGGGCGACGACATGACCCCGGATCTTTACAAGACCATGCAACGCGCAACCTGAGGAGGACGCACATGGATTCTGCAACGATCACGTTTGATGAGGCTCTGGGCCGGCACGGCATCGGTCTGCCGGATGTCGACCTGTCGGGGGTCGAGGTGCCGATGCTGACGGGGGTGCAGCGGCAGGGCGACGTGCTGATCGTCCCGGCCGGTCCGGCCCCGCCGGTGCTGCCGGACGGATGCCCGACGGTCCCCAAGCAGGGTGTGCGGGTTGTGCGGGGTGAGGCGACGGGCAACACGCACATGCTCGACGCGCTTGAAGGTCCGGTCGGCTGGCAGCCCGGCTCGGACGATCCGCTCTGCTACGGGACCGTCACGGTTCCGGAGGGTGCCGCGGCCCTGCTGGTCCACACGGACGAGCATGGCGCCAACGGGATCGGCCCGGGCGTGTACCGGCTGGTGGGCAAGCGGGAGCAGGCCGACGAGATGCGTCGGGTCGTGGACTGAGAACGCATAGTGAGCCGCCGCTACCGGACGTGGTCTTTGACCGACGAGGGCCGTGAGGCGCTCGGGCTGGGGCCTGTGCCGACGGTTGGGACGGTGGTACTGCCGTTGCGGCCTGACGGCTGGATGCCCACCCATCTGCGTGGTCACAACGATCGCGAGGAGAGGACCGAGAATGAATCTGTCAACGATCAGCATCGACCAGGACGAGGCGATCGAACAGCTGGGCCGCTACCGGCAGGCCGTCAAGGACCACCCGGACGACACGATCTACCGGTCGGTGGAGCGCGGACTGCGGTGGCTGGCCCGCACTGAGGTTGAGGGCCTGCTCGACATCCGTCGGGCAATCTCCGAGGGCGGGGAGCATGACGACTTGACGCCGAGACTGGCGATCATGCGGGCCGACATGCGGTGGTGTTGGCTGGGCCGTCGTGGTGTCAACGGGTCGGTGCAGTTCTGGCACAAGGACGAACGGCACCGCCGGGCGATCCACGGCTACTACGACTTCCACGCCGGCACCTTGTCCTCGCATGAGTCCGGCGACTGGGGGCAGGACCAGCGATGGCGTCAGCAGCACGGGCTGGACCACTCGTGGACAGGGTCAACCGGTCGGCGGGCGATGGTCCCGATGGTCCCGCCCGACCTTCGACCTGTCCATCATCTGCGCAACTACGAGATTCTGTGGGAGGTCGACGAATGGGAACGGGTCTCAAGGCCTCCGGTCGATCCAGTCCTGCTGCGGCATGTCGGCGGCGATCTGTACGCCATCTACGGCGTCTGGGATCTAACCGAACTCGAACGTGCTGTGCTTGCGGGGGAGCGGCGATGACTGACCGGGCGAAGGCACTGCTGGTTCACCTGTCGGATGATCTGCGCCTCGGCGACGAGGTGACCGGAGCGGACCGTGTCGTCGCCGCGATCGCGATGATCAAGGGAGTTGTCAAGGTCGAGCCGATGCTGGCCAACTTCGACGACGTGATCGCACGCCAGCGGGTCGTCACCGAGTTCAAGGACCGGCTGTGGGCCGTTCTCGAAGAAGGCGGTCGGAGTTGAGGACGGCAGCCCTTGCAGCCTGCGCGGTCGTGGCTCTGTCGGGAACGCCGGAGCCCAAGCCGCCCCCGACGCTGGTCGTCCAGCCGGACGTACGGGCTGTGATGGCCGCAGCCTTCGCATCCCGTCCGGTCGTGTCTGTCCGGTGGGCGGCCCCCGAGGTGTGGCTGGCAGTCGGAGGCTGGCGCTACCCGCGCTTCTCTCGGCCGTCGGTTCGGTGTCTCGGCCACGACGATCTGGCGGATCGTCAACAACCAGTCCCACCGAATGGAGACTCCATGAACACATTCCAGTCCGTCCTCGCACGTCACGGTGTCAGGTTGCCAGCCGGCCTGATCGCAGATGCAGAGGTACCCGTGCTGACGGGTCCCCAGCGTCAAGGTGACGTCGGCGTCTTCCCTCGCCAGCGCCTCACCGATGCCGAGAGAAGCGACGCGGTGATCGTCCCGGCCGAGGGCATTGCTGTCGTCCGCGGAGAGGCAGCGACGGGCGCAAACACGCACTGGCTCAACGCTGACGGCGACGTGCTCTGGGTGCCCGCCACGCAAGACGGCGAGGTGCTGCTTGGTGCTGTCGAGGTGCAGGAGGGTTCTGTGGCGTACCTCATCCATGAAGATGAGCACGGCTGCAACGGGATCGGGCCGGGTGTCTATCGGCTGGTGGGCAAGCGTGAGCAGGCATCGGAGTTGCGTCGGGTCGTGGATTAGTCGTGGGCTGGGGACAGATCGTGGAGACGTGCATCACGGAGGGTTGCGACAGGCCGCGGCATGCCCGAGGGTTCTGCAAGGTCCATTACGAGCGGGCGCGCTACCCGCAGCGGCACCGGTCGAACGCTGACGGTCACACGCGGACGTTGCGTCTGACGTCGAAGGGCCGTGAAGCGCTTTCTCTCGGGCCCACTGCGAATGTCCCGACGGTCGGTGTGCCGCTGCGCGACATCGGCTGGGTGCCGCCACACCTGTGTGAAGTTTCGTCTGTCGCCTGGCAGACGGAAGGTCGGGGCCGCTCCTCGGGAGAAGCTGCTGTGCCGAGCGGTGAACTGCCGCCGGGGGAAGATGGCAGTGATGAGCCCGGGTGATCGTCATGCTGGACGGTCGGCGGGCTCTGCCGTGGCCGACCGTCCAGCACCGGCCGATAGTCGTGTGGTCGATCTGTTCGCGGGGCCCGGCGGTTGGGATGAGGGGCTGCGTGACGCAGGCCATGGACGGGTTTTCTGCGTCGGGCTGGAGTGGGAGAAGTGGGCGTGCGCGACGGCGAAGGCGAAGGAAGCGTGGGTTGACGCCGAGTCGGCCGACCTGCGGTTGACCCGTGACTTGGCGGAGGCGGAGAAGCTGGCTGCGCTGGAGGCGTTGCGGTCAAGGCGTCAGCAGCTGAGCTCGATCCAGACGATCGTCAATGCGGAGCGGGTCGAAGCGGAGTTCGCGAGAGTCGGGCCGGAGCGTGGCCCATGACGGTGCGTGATCTGGTGTTCGAGCGTGCGAGCCTTTGCCAGGGCCGGCCAGACGGGACCGACTACGGCGCATTCATTGCCGGCAAGCAGCGGCAACAACGCTCGGCCGGCCCGTCCGTAGCGGCCTCCGATGTCCACCCGATCCTCCACGACTGGCAGAACGCCGTCACCCGCTGGGCTGTCGAGCGTGGACGGGCAGCACTGTTTGAGGACTGCGGGCTCGGGAAGACGTTCCAGCAGGTCGAGTGGGCACGTCTCGTCGCCGACCGCGCCCTGATCGTCGCGCCCTTGTCGGTCGCCCGTCAGACGGTCCGTGAGGCCGCACGCATCGACGTGGACGTGACCTACACACGCGAGCACCCGGCCGCCGGCGACGGGCTGTGGATCACCAACTACGAGATGCTGGACCGCATCGACTGCTCCGACTTCCAGGCGGTCGTGCTTGACGAGTCGTCGATCCTGAAGAACGTGGACTCCAAGACGCGACGGCACGTCACAGAAGCCTGCCAGTCTGTCCCGTACCGGCTGGCCTGCACTGCGACCCCGGCACCCAACGACGTGGCGGAGATCGTCAACCACATCGAATGGTTGGGGCTGATGCCACGCAACGAGGCGCTGGCCGCATGGTTCGTCCACGACGACGAAGGGTGGCGGCTCAAAGGCCACGCCCGCGGGCCGCTGTGTGACTGGATGGCGACTTGGGCGGTCGCCATGCGCCGTCCGTCCGACATCGGCTGGCCCGACGACGGCTACGACCTGCCGCCCCTGACCGTCAAACCCGACGTGGTCGACGTCGAGCTCGAATCGGACGGGCAACTGTTCCCGACCGATCTGGGTGGGATCGGCGGGAGGGCCAAGGTCCGCCGCGAAACATTGGACTCTCGTGCCGGTCGTGCCGCCGAGCTGGCGGAGGGGGACGAGCAGGCGATCGTGTGGTGCGCGCTGAACGACGAGGCGTCGACCGTCACCCGGCTGCTAGGTGACGACGCGGTCAACGTGGAGGGCTCGTGGTCCCCCGACGACAAGGCGGCGGCGCTCGAGGCATTCCAGGACGGCAATGTGCGGGTGCTGGTCACCAAGCCGACCATCGCCGGGTTCGGGATGAACTTCCAGCAGTGCCACCGGATGGTGTTCTGCGGCCTCGGAGACAGTTTCGAGCAGTTCTACCAGGCGGTCCGCCGCTGCTGGCGGTACGGGCAGGCGCACCCCGTCGAGGTCCATGTGGTCGTTTCCGAACTTGAAACACAGATCGTCGACAACGTGGCAGCCAAGGCCGAGCAGGCCGGGTGGCTGGTCGACGAGATTGCGGCCCGCGTCAACCTGAACGGAGCACACGATGGATGAGCAGCAGCCGTACGTGACCGACGACGCCACCGGCGAGGGGTGGCGCCTGATGCTTGGCGACTCGTGTGAGCGTCTCGCCGAGCTTGACGAGGGGTCGGTCGATCTGGCCGTCTACAGCCCGCCGTTCGCCAGCCTCTACACCTACAGCCCGTCGCTGCGTGACCTCGGGAACTCGTCGGACCGCGACCAGTTCCTCGAGCACTACGGCTACGTGTCCCGCGAGGTGCTGCGGACGATGAAGCCCGGCCGGGTCTGTGCGGTCCACGTCCAACAACTGTCGACCACCAAGGCCACCCACGGGGTGATCGCGTTGACCGACTTCCGCGGAGACGTGATTCGCCAGCATGAACGTGACGGCTGGATCTTCCACGGCGAGGTCACCATCGACAAGGACCCGCAGGCGCAGGCGATCCGCACCAAAGCCCATGCGCTCATGTTCCAGACGTTGCGGCGTGACAGCGCCGGCAACCGTCCGGCGATGGCCGACTACCTGCTGCTGTTCCGCAAACCGGGCGACAACCAGACGCCGATCCGTCCGGTCGAGCACGGGGTCACCAACGAGGACTGGATCGAATGGGCACGTCCGGTCTGGTACGACATCCGCGAGTCGGACACCCTGAACGTGCGCAGCGCCCGCGACGACGCCGACGAGCGCCACATCGCCCCGCTGCAGCTCGGGCTGATCCGCCGTGTCGTGCGCATGTGGTCAAACCCTGGCGAACTCGTCTTGTCGCCGTTTGCCGGGATCGGCTCGGAAGGCCACGAGGCCATCTTGGAGGGTCGCCGGTTCGTCGGGTGTGAGCTCAAGCCGTCATATTGGCAGACGGCCGTCGCCAACCTGCGCGAGGCAGAGGCCGACCGTGACCGGCCGCGTCTCTACGAGCCGGAGTCGGCATGATTTCGGCGAAGGCGCGGCTGGGCGAGCTGTGGCCGTGACTGCGGACCCGTCGTCGTTGCCTGATCTTGTCCGGGAGGACGGCTCCGCCGAGGTGATCCCGTGAGTGAGACGACCGGGATGGTTCTCGGGCTCACCGCCATCGTCGGGTTGGTCCTGATGCTGTCGGGCGGGGATCTGCGGCGGGAGTGGCGGTTTCGTCGGCATGAGCGCAGCATTCGTCGTGAACGGTCGGCGATGAGGGCGGCGGGTAGGGCACGCAGACTTAGGCTCGGAAACGACAACAGGAAGGGACCGAGATGACCAAGAATGACGTCTGCCACGTCGGCTTCCACGTTGACTCGAACCCGTCCGGTTGGGACGGGGACCGCTGGTGGGTGGCTGCGCTTGTCGGCGCGACTCAGACTCAAGGCACCAAGTCGGCCGGACTGACCCGCATCATCCTGGACGAGCTTCTCAGCGATCGGGTGCCGGTATGACGATGGCGACCGACACTCACACGGTCGAGCTGCTGGAGCTTGTCGGCCATACGGCGGACAGTCTGGAGTGCTGGCGTTTGTGGTGTTCGTGCGGGTGGTCGGCGGATTGTGGGGTGTCGCAACGTCAGGTTGTGGGGTGGCATCGGCAGCATCGTGAGCAGATGGAGGACGGCCGTGGCTGACAGGGAAGAACGTCTGGCCACGACGGAATCCAATCCGCTGCGCTACTGCGGCGTGCTCCAGCCGACGTCAGGGCGCCGTGCGGGCTTCCGCTGCACGCTGCCTGTCGGGCATGGCGGCGAGCACGCTGCTTGGCAGTGCGAGACTTCCGGCTGGAGGTTGCTTGCCCGCTGGGCTGCCGACGAGGTCGAGGACCAAGGGGTGGGTGGCACCGACAGCTACCCGGAGCCTGCTTCACCGGCCTACGACAGGGACGAAACGGTCGAATGGGTGCGGAAGTTTCTGCACGAGACGCCACCGATGAGTGACGACTTCCGCAGTTCGCTGATCGAGTTGTGCTGGGACTGCCACGAGCCGCTCGATCCCGACGCCCATTCGGTGCGTATCGAGAACGAGTGGCCGCTGGGTGGGGCGCACTTCTACCACCCGTCGTGTGCCAAACGTGTTCTGGCGGCCCGCACCAAGCAGGAGGAACGCCGTGGGGCGCTGCTCGACGGCGACACCCCGGTCCCTCCGATCCAGGCTGACCCGGCCCTTCGCAACGAATCGGACCGGCCATGAGCGAGCCGCGTCAGCGAGTCAAGCCCGCAGAGATCATTGTCCAGCGCGACAGGGGCTGGCCCGACTTCCACCCGGAGGACTTCTGCCATCGGTGCGGCAACCGGAACGTGTCGTCGTGGTTTGTCCAGCGGACCGAGTGGGAACGCTCGGGCACCCCTGCGACCGCCATCGTGTGCCCGTCCTGTTTCGTCGCTGCTTTCGAGCGTGCGACCGGCACGTCCACCAGTTGGGAACTGCGGCTCCACATCGAAAACCCGGCTGGAGACGAAGGCCCATGAGCGACGATCTGATCTGGCGGCTGCGATTCCGTGCTCGCTATCCATCCGTTGCCAAACGCACCAAGGAGTTGCTGCTGGAAGCAGCTGACGAGCTTGAGAAGGCACGGACGCTGGTCGACGACTTGGCGGGTTCGTTGCGACACTCGGCCGGAGCAGACATGCAGACGTTGGTTGAGCTGGCCCGCTGGGACTGGCTCGCCAGCCACGACGACGAGCGCCTGCACGCACCGGGCCCGACGGCCACCCCCAACGTCGACACGTGGGGCTACGACGGCCCGTCAGCGTGCGGGTTGACCCCTGGCGACTGGCACATCCCCGGCTTCTTCACCCGCATGTCGGTCGACCGCTGCACCGCCTGCTGCCAGAAGACCGGCCTGCCCGAGGGTGTCGGTTCCCCCAAGAACGACGAAGCGTGCCGTGAACTCGTGGGGCTGGCATGAGGACTGCTGCCCTGTCCAACGTGACGCTGGATGATCTGCGGGCCGAACTGGCCTCACGGACCATCCACGTCCGGCAGTGCTGGGGCTGCGCCCGCAAGTTCGGACCCAGGAACCGAATCGTGGACGGGAAACTGCTGGTCGATCCGAAGATGGAACGGATCTCGACCAGCGAGTTTCTGTGTGACGATCCGGAATGTCCCGCGAACGTGATCGCCCATGGGAGGACGCGCCGTGACTGACCCTCTCGATTCCACCGCGCTCGACGCCATCGAGGCGAGAGCCAAGCGAGCCGAGCCGTACGGCTTCTCGAATCTCTACGCGGCCCACGTGGTGAGGAAGGACGTCCCTGCTCTCATCGCTGCTCTGCGGCAGGCCCGAGCAGACAACGAACGGCTGCGTGCGGTCGAATGCCGACACGCGCGCCTCGATCAAGGCCCACGCACCGTGCCACTGGACTGGTGTGATGCGACCAAGAGCCTGGCTGTCCACGACTACCCAGCCGCCCGCTGCCCCGGCCCTCACCGGAGGCTGTTCGTGGAGACGGAGGACACCGATGCCTGATGTGTTGAAGGACAAGGTCCGTTCGGCCACCAACCTGCACGAGGGGTACCGCCGACACGCAGCGCCTGAGAACATGGATGCGTACTTGACGGACTGGGTGCAGGCTCACGGTTGGATACCTCGGATCGGGGGACAGTGGCCGTTACGACGAAGGGATGGAGAACATCCTCAAGCACTACCGCGACCAGTGGGATGCTGACAGCGGCGGCACCCCGGTCCCTCCGATCACTGCGGACCCGGCCCTTCGCAACGAACTGCACCGTCCATGAGCCCACTGACGACGGAGAATGCTGATGGCTGAGAAGGGGTTCACCAAGACGGGGCAGCCGATCATCGGACGCCGCTACCTGCTCCAGCAGGGCGACATGTCAACGACGGTGACGGTTGTCGGCAAGCTGTTCGGTCAGGGCGGGAACTCGGATCTGGTGGGGATCGTGATCGAGGACGATCAGCTCGCGCGCATCCAGTGCGCGTGGCCGCTCAGCGGTCCGGGCGATGTTCGGTTCGAGGCGGCACCGAAGGGTGATGCCCCATGAGGACTGCTGCCATAACTGCCGCCGCAGCAGTCACACTCTCGTTGCCCGCGCCCACGAAGCCGCCGCCGACACTGGAAGTCCACGCCGACACACGGACGCTGATGGCTGCCGCACGGGCTCCGGTGGCGCCGGTCGAACAGCCGTGGACCGTCCCCGACAAGTGGGCTGGCATCATTGCTTGCGAATCGGGCGACTGGATCGACGGCGTCCCCCAGCTGGGCACCCACCGATGGGACTACGGGGTCACCTTCGATCACGGCGACATCTACGAGGGAGCCCCGAACTTCCATCCTGCCACCTGGGACGCTTACCGTGACCCCACGATGCCCGACCATGCAGGACATGCCACCCCACAAGACCAGATTGCCGTGGCCGAACGCGTCCTCACTACCCAAGGCTGGCAAGCATGGCCCGTCTGTTCACGCATGGCCGGCTACAGGTGACATAGAATCGCCGCATGGCCAACCTCATGGGATGTGACACCTGCGGGCAACCTCACGACCGATGCCAGGCCCACGCCCACGGCATGACCCCCTGCCGCGCACACCCCGTCAAGGGCCAGACCCGCTGCAAAATCCACCTCGGCTACCCCCTCGAACAAGCACGCCACGAACACGCCGCCAGGACGGCGGTCGCCACCTACGGCCTGCCGGTCGACATCGACCCCCAGCAGGCCATCCTCGACGAACTCGCACGTACCGCAGGTCACGTCCAGTGGCTGGGAGCGGTGGTTGCGGCGATGGACCCTGCGGCGCTGGTGTGGGGCACCACCAGGGCGTCCACCCCGGATCTGGGTGCCAGGCGTCCTGAACTGTCGATTTCTGCGCAGGCGGCCCCGAGCGTCTGGCTGACCCTCTACCGTCAGGAGCGGGAGCATCTGGCGAAGGTCGCCAAGGCCGCCTTGGATGCCGGTATCGCAGAGAGGCAGGTCAGGTTGGCGGAGCAGCAGGCGAGGATGCTGGCGGAGGTGGTCCGCAACATCATCACCGATCTGGGGCATGACATGGCGGATGAGACGGTGGCGGAGGTGGTCAGGCTGCGGCTGGTGGAGGGTTCGGAGGCGGTGTGAGCGTTGACGTGTGGGCGTTGGCGGCCGACATGCTCACCGGCACCGGGCCGGTCGATGAGGGGTTGCAGGATCATCAGCGGCCGCCGGAGGGACGGTGGGACGGATGGCTGCTGCAGGCCGGCCGCGACAGCGGCAAGACGTATGCGGCGGTGCGGTGGCTGGCGGCGCAGGCCAGGAGACGTCCGGGGCTGCGGGGCAGGATCATCGCTCCGACGTTGGCGGATGCGGTCCAGTCGTGCGTGCGGGGCCCTTCGGGCCTGTTGGAGGCGGACCGGACGGTGCGGTATGTGGGGTCGCGGGCGGGCGAGCAGCCGCTGGTGGAGTGGCCGAACGGTTCGACGGTCTGGCTGGTCGGCACCCCGACCGTTCAGGATTGTGACCGGCTGCGTGCTCTGACCAACATTGACGTGGACCATTTCGAGGAGGCTGCGGCGAACCGGCAGCTGTCCGAGGCGGTCCGGCAGGCCCGTCTTTCACGCCGCCGGGCGGGGGCACGTTGGATCGCCACGACCACCCCGCGGCCGCACGCGGTGTTGCGGGGCTGGCGGGATGACGAGACGGTGCAGGTGACCCGGGCGTCCTCGTACGACAACGTGCATGCGGACCGGGCGTGGCTGGCGAAGGTCGAGGCGGAGATGGGCGGCACCCGCCTGTACCGGCAGGAGGTCCTCGGCGAGCTGCTCGACCATGTTGAGGGGGCGCTGTGGGATCCGGGCTGGATTGAGCGGTCGCGGGTGGCGGAGCCTCCGGGGCTGCTGACGGTGGCGGTGGGGGTGGACCCGGCCGATTCGGGGACGGTCGGGATCGTGGTGGTCGGCCTGGGTGTCGACGGGCACATCTACATCCTGGAGGACGTGTCGATGACCGGCGCTTCCGGTGAGCAGTGGGGCGTGGCGGTGGCTGCGGCGGCGGCACGTTGGGGCGGGGTGGTGGTGGTCGAGTCCGACTATGGCGGCGATGCGGTGGCGGCGGTGGTGCGTACGGCCGGGTTTGACGTGTCGGTCCACAAGATCAAGGCCCGCGGACGGGGCGGCAAGGCCGACCGGGCCCTGCCGGTCTCGACATTGTGGGAGGTCGACCCGGCACGCGGACATGTGGTCGGTCAGCAGGCCCGTCTGGAGGACGAGATGACCCTGTGGGTTCCGGGGTCTGCCGAGTCCCCGGACCGGCTGGACGCGATGGTTCATGCGACCGCATGGCTGACCGAGTCGCGGTCGTCGGCGTCGGTGCAGCAGCCGGACCCGGGAATGCGGGTTCCGGTACGGCAGCGCTGAGCCGGTCTATGATCTTGTCGTCCGGCAGGAGGCCCGCCGATGGTCCGTCCGTTCCAGCAGTGGATCGTCCCCTCCGGCGGCCGTGTGAACGATCCTCCGTGGCGGCTGGTGGTGGACAGCACTGGGGTGGCGGTGGCAGTGGAGCTGTCGGGGGACCGTGCGGCCGTCTGGGAAGTCTCAGGTTGGCGGCGAGGCCGGACCGACCCAGACCGTGAGGTGGGCCGGCGCCGGTCCCGATCGGAGACGACCTTGGAGCTGGCCGACGGGAGCGAGGTTGCGCTGTTGGATCATGACTGCTGTGCCGGCTGCGGCAAGTGCGGGCGAGGTTCGGGGGCGGCAGCGTTGACGACCGCACAGGTGGTCGCTTTGGCCCAGCAGCAGCCCGCATGAGTTTCCGATCCGTCGTCTCCGACGACGTAGAGCGTCTCATCTTCCTGACGGAAGCCAAGGCTGAGATGTTCTGGCGGCTGCATTCGGGGCTGCCTGACTTCGATCCGGTCGAGCATGTCAAGGCCGCAGCCTCCATGGCCGTCTTAGATGCTCTGCTTTGCATGGAGACGGAAGGGCTGCTCGACAGATGGTGGGACGAGGCCCAGGTCGAGGCTGAGGCATGAGCCCGCTGGTCGCGACGCTGCTGGCGGGGCTGGCCGGCTACCGGCTGTACCGTCTGTGGGCGGTCGACGAGCACCCGTGGATCGCCGACGCACGTCGGGCGGTCGTTGCGGCGACGGAACGGCGGCTGGGGTCCCGGTGGGCGTCGGGGTGGACGTGCGGATGGTGTGTCGGCACCCTGCTCACCGTGACGGTGGTTGTGCTGGTTGATGTGACGGTGGGGGTTGCCGCCCCGTGGCTGGTCGCCTTGTCGGCGGCGGCCGTGTGCGGGTGGCTGGACGAGGTGGTGCCACGGTGAGCATGCTCGACCGGATGCGTGGCGGCACCGTCGCCCGCCACTACCAGCTCGACACCGAACGGTTCCGGGGCCTGGTGGCGGCGGCCGAACCGTTGCCGGCAGCCGGCGAGTTCGCGACCCGTGCGATGCAACGCCGCCCACAATGGCAGACCGAAGCGTGGGCCTACCTGGACACGCTGGGTGAGGCCGCCTACGGCGCCAACTTCGTCGGAGACGCGCTCGCCCGGCTGCGCCTGTACATCGCCGATGCGGACGATCCGGACCATGAGCCGATTCCTGAGGAAGCCGACCGGGAGGCGTACGAGGCGCTGGCGGCGTTGGGGGCGACCGGCCCGATCCTGCACGACCTGGGGGTCAACACGACGGTGGTGGGGGAGTGCATCCTGCTGGGGGTGCCTGCCGAAGATGCGGGGCCCGACGAGTGGTCGATCGTGTCGACCGACGCCTTCCGGGTCAAAGGCCGACGGTTCGAGCTGATCGAGGACACTGGCGTCAAGGGGACGCCGCTGCCTGACGAGACGTATGCGGCACGGATCTGGCAGGCCCACCCCCGACGTCGGCTTGTCGCAGACGCGCCGTTCCGGCCGGTCCTGTCGTCCTGTGAGGAACTGCTGATGTTGGAGGCCGCCGACCGTGCCGCACTGCGCACCCGGCTGGTCGCCCCGCTGCTGGCCATCCCCGAAGGCGCCTCGATCGTGTCCCCCGATCCGACGGTCACATCGCAGGGGCCGTCGAGGTTCGCCAGCGACCTGCAGAAGGCGATGATCGAACCGGTCTCGGATGAATCGCATCCTTCCCGTCTGTCGCCGATCGTGATCGAAGCCAAGGGCGAGTTCCTCGAACAGGTCCGCACCATCAGCCTCCAGTCGAGCCTGGATGCGACGATCGGGGAACGTTACGAACGCAACGTCAAACGGCTGAGTCTGGGGCTGTGGGTGCCGCCGGAAGTGCTGACGGGCGTGGCGGACGTGAACAACTGGAACGCCTGGTATGTGGAACGGTCCACGTGGAAGGCGCATCTGCAGCCCCGGGCCGTGTTCGCGGTCGGCGCGTTGACGAAGGTGTTTCTCCATCAGGCGCTGGGCCGTACGGACCGGGTGATCTGGTTTGACCCTGCCGACATCGTCAATCCGACCCCGACGGCCGATGACGCCCACAAGGCCCTTCAGGCGGGGGCGATCTCGGTCGGCGCCTACCGGGACCGGCTCGGGTTTTCGGATGCGGACGCTCCGACGGGCGATCCGGTGACGCAGATCGTGGTGCGGATGGTGTCCGCTGCCCCGTCGCTGGCGATCGAGCCCGGTGTCGATGTGCTGTATGACCGGCTGGCCGGCCTGCCCGGCATCAGGGAAAGCGACGCCGACACGGCCCCGTCCGACGACGCCGGCGATGGCGGGGAGGGTGCGGGCGGGGAGCCTGCGCCGGGCCCGCCCACGACCGGCCCGACCGTCGCGACCGTCGCCGCAGCCTCAGTCGACCCGCTCGACCGTCTGGCGGCAGGGCTTGCCGAAGCGGACGCGGTCGCATTCGACCGGCTCACCGAAGCCGCCGAAGCCACCCTCGAATCAGCCGTGCGACGGGTCGGCGCCAAGGTCCGTTCCAAGGTCAGGGGAGATTCGCAGCTGGCGGCGGCGATAGACCGGGTCGACAACAGCATGGTCGCCCGCACCCTCGGACGCGAGATCGTCGCCACGTTCGGGCTCGACGACGTCGAAGCCGTCGAAGACACGATCGGCCGGCTCCGCCCACGCTTCGAACGGATCGTCGCCGACGCCCACGACAGGGCCGCCCAGCTCGTCGAAGAGCATGTCGGACCGGACGCCGCCACAGAGTTCCGTGGCGAGGCCGGCGACGACACAGGGCCGGCATGGACGTGGCTGGCCGCCGCCCTGTCTGCCGGGGCACTATCGGTCCTGTTTGATCCGGCTCCTGTGGCCGAGGGCGAGTTCGACCATGACGCCCGTGTGGCCCCGGCGACCGTACGGGAGGCGCTGGCCCGTGCCGGCGGCGCCGACCGGGTCAGGGCCGTCGCGGGCAGGATCAGGGATGTGGAGGTTGCGCTAAGGGCTCGCGGGGTCGCCACGTCAGTCCGGCTCATCAACCTGCTGTCACGGTTCGGCGTGCAGGAGCGGGCGTTGCAGTGGGACTACCGGCCGGCGATCTCCCGGGCGTCGTTTCCGGCCCATCTGGCGTTGCACGGCACACAGGCCGAGACCGAGGACGGGTTCGGGGGGTGTCCGTGGGGACGGTGCGCCCCCTCCGATCATCGCGGCTGCAGGTGCGCCTACAGCACGGTGCTTGCGGCTGACGCACAGGACGCAGCCTGAACGACAGGCCGTTCGACATCCGTTACAGTGCCGGGCATGCCGAGACATCACGTCCCCGTCCTGGCGGTCGTCGGACCCGACTTCGACCCGCCGATCCCGCTGCGGGCCGACCTCGACGCCTCCGCACCGCTGGTCGGGGTCCTGACCGACATCCGGTTCGACGGCGGGCTCGCGCTTAAGGCGGTCGCCGACATTGACGATGACACCGGGCCGGGACGGGCTGCGGCACGTGCGGTCGCACGCGGGATGCTGCCCGGCCTGACGGTGACGATCGAGGACGGCCGGATCGTCGAGGCCGTCCTGTCGTCGCGGAGGCAGTTCGGACGGATCGTCCAGATTGAGCGGGGTTCGTTCGACGGCGACCCCCTGACCGTTTGAAAGGCGAAACGATGCTTGACGTGACGCGGCTGCACACGATGCTGGATGTCCGCCGCAAGACGCGGGGGATGTCGTGGCGGGCGGTGGCCGACGAGATCGGCGTGTCCCCGTCGACGTTCACCCGGCTCGGGCAGGGCGGCAAGCCGGACGTGGACGGGTTCCTGGCCATGTCGTCATGGCTCAACAGCCCCGGCGACGACGGCGAAGTGGCTGGGGACGGCGGGCGAGCGGCTGTTGTTGCTGCGGCCGAGCTCGGATCAAGAATCCCGGTCGAAGGGACCGTGTTCGTCGAGGGGGAGCCGACCGGCGGCGGCAAGATGGCCGAGGACGGGGCGATCACCTGGCCGGACGGGCCGGTGACGATCATCTGGGACCGTTACGACGGCGACCATTCGGGCCAGGTCGTCGGCGGAATCGCCGGCTTCCGACGTGAAGGGTCCGAGATCGTGGCGGTGGACGGGTGGCTGTCAGGCGACTCGGAGGACCCGGAGACGCAGGCGGCGGTACGGCGGGCGGCCGAGTTGCTGGCTGAGGGGGCGGTCGGCGTGTCGGTGTCGCTCGATGAGCTCGAAGCCGAGCTGCGGGTGTCGGTCGACGTCATTGAACAGACCGAAGAGCAGCCTGCCGACGAGGGGCCCGACGCCGACGGCCGGGTCACCATCGACCGGTTCCGGCACGACGACGCGATCGAGGTCATCACCCACGGCCGTATCCGGCATGTCGCCATCGTCGACACGCCCGCTCATGCCGACGCCAAATTGGCGATCGCCGCCTCGGGCTCCCTGTCGCTGGTCCGGGTCGAAGGGTTCGAGGACTGGTTCGACGACCCGAAGTTCGGGCTGCCCGGAACCGATGACCGGCTGCTGTACGACCCGGAACGGGACCGCTGGTCCGCCCCGACGACGGTGACCGGCGACGGCCGGGTGTTCGGGCACGTCAACCCGTACGGCATCTGCCTGGTCGGCCGGCCCGACCGTTGCATCCTGCCGCCCGATGCGAACAACGGCACGTTCATGCGGTTCTCCTGCCCTGCCGCAGGGGGCAGGAGAACCGGGGTGATCTGTGTCGGCGGGTCGCATGCGGACGTCAACATCGGGGTGGCTGCGGCGACCGCCCACTACGACAAGACGGGCCGTGCCGTCGCAGACGTCCGTGTCGGCAGCGACGCCTACGGGGTCTGGTTTGCCGGCCGGGTCCGTCCGGGAGCCTCCGATGACGACGTCTATGCTCTCGCCTCGTCGGGGGTGTCGGGGCATTGGGAGGCCGACGAGCGCGGCCAGATGTGTCTGGTCGGGCTGCCTGCCGTGAACGTGGAGGGGTTCCCGAAGGGGTATCTGACGGCTGCGCAGGTTGCGGCCGGGGCTGTCGCCGCCTCCGCCTCCGGCAAGGCCGGCTGTGGGCCGTGTGTGGAGGACCGGCTGGCCGCGCTGGAGGCTGCCGAGGCCGAACGGTACGCCGCCGCCCTGGATCTTGACCGCCGGCATGCGGACCTGCTCGCAGGCAGCATCGGCGTCTGAGTCGAGGTTGGTTGCACCGGAAACGTCACTGATGTAGTTTCAAGGCTGGCGGGCAGGCCGCGTCACAGCCGCAGCCGCACAGCCGGGACACAGGACCGGCACGTCGGGCTCCCCGAAACGAAACCGTCTCGTGTGGAGCAACGCTGTGAACCCCGACGAACTCAACGAACTGATCGCAAGCCTCGAAACCGACGTCGAGCAGGTCCTCGATCCTGACGTCGTCCCGGAGATGGGGCGTCTCGACGAGGTCGAGCTGGCGCTGGTCGAAGCGATCCAGACGGCCCGGTCTGCCGACCCGGTCGATCTGGACACGATCAGGCGGCTGACCCCACATGTGCAGGCGATCCAGACCCGCCGCGGCGAGCTGGTGGAGGCTGCCGAGCAGGCGCAGGCTGAGGCGGACGAGCTGATCGCCTCGATCACCCCCGAAGACTCCGACGAAGGGTCCGAGTCTGAGGACGACGGTGAGGGCGGCGACGGCGACGAGCCCGCTGACGTTGACGAACAGCCCGAGGGCGAGGGTGCGGCACCGGCGGTCGAGCCGGAAGAGCCCACCGAGCCTGTGGTGACGCCGATCGCCGCCACGGTCCGGCCGCGTGCCGCCACCATGACCCGCCCGGCCGGCACCGAACCGCGCGCCGAACGGCCCGTCGCATTCGAGTCCGCCTCGAACCTGCCCGGCTTCCCCGAAGGGACCCCGGTCGACGACCTGGAACGGTTCGGGTTCGCGGTCGCCGAAAAGATCGACCGGATGCGCCGGCACGGCACCACCAACGGGCCTGTCGCCCTGGGGACGGTACGGGCCGTCTACCCCGACGACCGGACGTTGGCGGTCGGTGCGGACGACGAGTCCAAGCAGCTGTCCAACGGCCGCAAGGTCGACGCGGTCGCCCGCTACGCCCGCGACCGTGCCAACAACGACTATCAGGGTGTCGCCTCCGCCGGCGGGCTGTGTGCCCCGCTGGACAACTCGTTCGACTTGTACGGGATCGGTGACGCCCGCCGGCCCGTCCGCGACGGCTTCCTGCGGTTCGGGACCGACCGTGGCGGCATCCGCCGTATCACCCCGCCGTCGCTCGCGACGATCAACACGGACGTGGACGGCACCTACACGGCCGACGACGACACGGCCGTCGTCCTGTGGACCGAAGCCACCGACACCAACCCCGGGGCGAACGTCAAGCCGTGCCAGACCATCTCGTGCGGCACCGAGACCACCGATGTGATCGACGCGCTCACCCAGTGCCTCCAGGTCGGCAACTTCCAGAAGATGACGTTCGCCGAGCATTTCGGACGCTGGTGGGAGCTGGCCACCATCGCCCACGCCCGCACTGCCGATGAGCAGCTGTGGGACCGCGCCAGCACGGCAGGGACGGGGGTCACGACCGGGCAGCTGCTCGGGTTCGCCCGCGACTACTTCGAAAACCTCGGGCAGGCCGCAGCCCAGTACCGGTCCCGCCATCGGATGGGCCGGACCGAGACGCTCCAGGTCATCACCCCCGACTGGTCGACCGATGCGATCCGGGCCGACCTGCTCCGTCAGCTGCCCGGCGACAACACGTATGCGGTCACCGACCAGACCATCGCGACCTGGTATGCGAACATGCATCTGGTGCCCGTCTACAGCCCGGATGCGGAGCAGGAGTTCGCGGCGCAGCCGGCCGGGCATCTGCTGGCGTGGCCCAACACCATCGAGGTGATGATGTTTGCGCCGGGCACCCACCTGTTCCTGGACGGCGGGACGTTGGACTTCGGCATGGAGATCCGCGACTCGACGCTCAACCAGACCAACGACGTGCAGGCGTTCATGGAGACCTTCGAGGGCCATGCGATGGTCGGCGTCGAATCGTTGAACCTGCTGATGGACGTCTGCCCGTCCGGGAAGTCTTCGGCAGGCGAGGACGTGGACCCCTGCACCAGCGGTTCCTGACCGACCGACGAGGGAGTAGCGACACGTGGGAGCAGGGCCGGCGACACCGGTTGCCGCACCGATCGCCGGCCCTGCACGTGTCGGGCTGGTCGCCTCGGCCGTCACGGTCGAAGACGAAAGCCAGGGACGATGGCAGAACGGGTTCGCGTTCGACCCGGAAGGGTGTGTGGACGGGCAGGTCGCCGACCCGTGCGCCCCGCCGACGTTTACGGTCCCTGCCGATGTGGCGGACGTCGTGTGGGAGCCGATGCTGGTCGTCACCCCATACCGGTGCACCGCACTGGTCGGCCCTCCGCGGGACTGGGAGGCCCGTGTCCGCCGCCGGCACGCGTCACGGGTCGAAACGGAGGTGTCTGCGGAGCTGTGGACGGGCACCCTGTCGGCGGCGTCAGGCTGGTCGAACCTGTTTCTGGCGTCCACCGATTCCGACGACCTCACCCAAGGCGGGCCGACCACCGCCCTGCGTGGCCTGCAATGTCTCCAGCAGCACATCGCGGAGGTCAACGGCGGCCAGCGCGGGTTCATCCATGCGACCCATGCGACCGTGACCGCATGGTCATGCTCGAACAACCTGCGTCGGGAAGGCCCGATCATCCTCGACCTGTTCGACAACGTGATCGTGCCGGGTGCCGGCTACGACGGCTCGTCGCCCGACGGTGCGGCAGCCTCCGACGGCGACGTGTGGGCGTACGCCACCGGCCCGGTGCTGCTGCGCCGTTCCGGTGTGGACGTCCCGGATGCCGCGGAGGCGATCGCGGGGGTGGACCGGTCGACCAACACGTTCACCGTGTTCGCCACCGAGACTGTCGCGGCCTACTGGGACGGGTGTGTGCACGGCGCGGTACGGATGGACGTCCCTGTATGCGCATCGGGAGGCTCCTAGAATGAGCCTCATGACAGAAGCTTCGACCTGCAGCATCGACGGGTGTCCGACGCCTGCCGACGCTCGCGGATGGTGCCGCAAGCACTACATGCGGTGGCGCCGTCACGGCGACCCGACAACGACCCTGCAGCACATGGAAGGCCCCCATCCGGTCTGTGCGGTGTCCGGCTGCGGGCGCGACAGCCACGGCAAGGCCGAGTATTGCGGGATGCACCTACAGCGTGTCAACCGCCACGGCGACCCAGACACGACGCTCCGCATTCGCGCGGCGCGCCGACAAGCGTGATCCACAGGAGGTCATCGAATGAACCCTTGCGCCGCGAGCGTCCAGATGTGTGCGGTCCGTATCGCACGGATCGGGTCGGCTGGCGTCCCCGAACCGGGCGCATCCAACCTGTACACGTCCGACGGGTTTGTTCAGATCCGGCTGACCCCGGAGCTGTTCACCCCGCCCGAGATCGAAGAGGCCAACGGCTGCGGGGAGATCATCGTCTCCAACCGGCAGTGTGCCCAGGAGAAGTGGTGGAACTTCGGGTCTGACCTGCTCACCGTCGACCCGGAGTTGTCGTCGCTGCTGATCGCAGACGGCGTCCTGCACACCCTGGCTGGTGACACGGTCGGGTGGGGTACCCGCACGCTTCGGACGGCGACCTGCCCTGACGACGTGTCGGTGGAGTATTGGACGGTCCGGTCGGTCAACGGCCTGCCCGCCACCGACGGCAAGCCGTACTGGCGGTGGATTCTGCCTCGGGTCCGCAACCTGCGGATCTCGTCGCTCGGCCCGTTCGGCAACTCCAATGCCCCGCGGACGTTCACCGGGGAGGCCCACGAGAACGCCAACTGGTTCGACGGGCCCGTCAACGACTTCGCGACCCTGTCGGACGTGGCTGCGGACCGGGCATGGCAGTATGTGGCCGACACGACCATCCCTGCGGCCGTCTGCGGGTTCGCCGAACTAGCGGCCTCCTGACCGGTTGACCGGAGGTGACCGATGGCCGCACCAAGGACAGGAGTCTGTAGCGCCTGGGCCACCACGGCCGACCTCTGTGATCCCTGCTCGGACTACGAACTCGACGCGACGCTGCTCGACGACATGCTTGAGGCGTCGTCGAACCTGCTGTATGCCCTGCTCGGCCGGCAATGGCCGGGGTCATGCACGGAGACGGTCCGGCCCTGTTCCCGCTACACGTCCGACCGGTTGGGGGCCGACCAGCGCCGTGCCCTGGAGAACGCCGGATGGCAGGTCATGTCGTCGTGCGGCTGCCATCGTGGGGATCGGTGCGGCTGCTCGGCCCTGCCGGAGGTCGACCTGGGCCTGTATCCGGTCGTGTCGGTCACGCAGGTCCGCATCGACGGTGCCGTCCTGGACCCGGCGGCCTACCGGATCGATGACTGGTCGCGGCTGGTCCGGGTCGACGGGTCCGGGTGGCCGTGCTGCCAGGATCTGACCGGCGACCCTGCGTCTGATCCGGACACGTTCGATGTGACGTTCGTGCACGGGGTCGACCCGCCTGCCGAGGCGGTCCATGCGGCGGCCGTGCTGGCGTGCGAGCTGGTGCTGTCCTGCCAGCCGGAGACGGCCGGCAAGTGCCGTCTGCCGAATGGGGTGCAGACGCTGGTCCGTCAGGGGGTGACCGAGGAGCTGATCGTCAACGACAGCCTGGAGCTGTTCCGTGCCGGGCTGACCGGCATCCCGGAGGTCGACCTGGTGATCGCCGCCCACAACCCGTCCGGGCTGCGACGGCCCCCGTCGGTCCTGTCGCCGGACTTCGGGGGGCCGGCTGTGCGTAGGGCGGGGACCTGATGGCTGCTGGCTGCCCGGACTGCTGCCCGTGCGACGACGATGCTGTCCTGCTGCTGACTGAGGACGGCGACGTGTTGACCACCGAGAACGACGTGCCGTTGGAGGTGTGACGTGCCTGACGTGCGTATCTCCGAGCTGCCGCCGGCGGCACCGTTCACCGGCTCCGAGCAGGCCGCGCTCGTCCAGGCGGGGGTCACACGCCGTGCCCTGATCCTGCCGCCACGGGTCGATGGGGCGACAGGTCTTGCGACCGACAATCCGACGTTGGCGGCCGGGCAGCACGGCACCGAGCGGGACACGGGCCTGTTCAAGATCGGCGACGGCACCACCGCCTACAACGACCTGCCCTACTTCACTCCTGCCCCGTCCGTACTGGGTGCGGCGTCGTTTACCGGCGGGTCTGCCACCACGATCACCACGACCGGAAACACCGAGTTGACGGCGCTGGCCAAGACCATCGAGGTTGGTCCGGTCCGTCCGGTCGCGGTCCACTTCTTCACCCTCATCCAGATGTTCACGGCCGCCGCGTCGGTCATCATCAAGGTGTGGGACGGGGCGGTCGGCGGGACCGAGGTCGCACGCTTCCAGACGGGTGCGCTGGCCGTCAATGCGTCGGCGTCGCTGGGCGGCAGCCTGTCGGCATCCCCGGCCCTGTCCACCGGCACCCACACGATGCGGGTTTCGGGCTCGTTGAGCACGATCACGGGAGGGCCGTCCGGTGTGGTCGGGATCACCGGCCTGCGGACTGAGGTCCGCTACGTGGAGGAGTGATGCCGCAGCGCGTCATGGTCCGTTCACGGCTGGAGACCGGCGGCTACAGCCCGTCCGAGGCGCATTACCGTCTTCTTGCCCGCACGTGGCGGTCCGGCGGCCGGCTCGTGCTGGTCGGCCACGGGATCGGCGGCACGGCAGCGTCGATCGGGGACGCCTACACCCTGTTCCCTCCGCTGGTCCGGCTGTTCGAGCGGATCGCCAACGCCGGGATGGTGGTCATCACCCCTGATGGCGGCGGCACCGAACAGTGGATGAACGCCACGGCAGTCGGCGCCCTCCATGCCGCAGTCGGCTGGTCCGCGACGACGTTCGGGACGACCTCTGCGGTCGGGCTGGGCGTGTCGATGGGCAACGGCGCCCTGTTCCGGTTGCAGGACGACCACGGTGACCTCGAGGCGATCTGCGGGCTGATCCCGCTGTCCGACAGCGACGATGTCTATGACAACGACCGGGGCGGAAATGCCGCGAGCCTCGATGCGGCGTTCGCCGGCGACTACACGACCAACGGTGCTGCGTTCAACCCGCTCGTGCTGGCACCCGGCGTGACGGTGCCGTGGCAGGCGTGGTACGGCTCGGCCGACACCACCGTCATCGCCTCGACGGTGGAGGCGCTGGCCGCAGCCCACGCAGCAACAACCGACCTGCACGAGGTCGACGGTGGCGGGCACGGCAACACGACGTTCGACGGGATCGACCCGGACACATTGATCGACTTTCTGGCGTCCGCATGAACGCCGAACAGATGATGACCGACGTTCAGCTGTCCGCAGCCCGGATGTGGCCGCGCGTACACCGCTGGCTGGACTGGGACGAAACCCGAGCCGCCGCCATGTACGGGCTGGCCAAAGCGATCAGCACACACCAGGACGGCAAGGGCCGGACGCTGCGGTCGTGGGCACGCAAGAAGATGGAAGGCCAGATCTTCGACGAGATGCGGGCCAAGATCGGCCGTGACCCGCACACCTTCCGGCCCATCCTCGAAGAACTCCCCGGACAGGTCGCTGAGGACACGCAGCCGTTCGAGGACCGGGTGGTCAACTTCGATCTGGCCGTGACGATCCTGCGCAGGCTCGGGCCGCGTGACCGCAGGATCCTGGCCGCACGGTTCCTGTGGGGCTGGTCCACCGAGGAGATCCGTGTCCGGTTCGGGTTCGACAGCAACCAGCAGGTCTACAATGCCACCTGCTGGGCGCTGCACAACGCACGCATCCAGGAGTCGGCATGAGCGTCCAGATCCGCGGACACTCTGGGGTTGCCGACGACATCCACGGGATCCCGCTCTGGCGGGACGTCGCCGTCACCGACGACCGACGCCTGTCGGTCGAGGTCGGCAACGACCCGGCTTCGGTGGCGCTGATGGCCCAGACGGCGACGTTGACGTCTGCGGCCCCGCTGACCGTGACGCCTGCCGCCGGACAGGCGCTCCGCCTGTGGTGGATATCGGCCATCGGCGACCCCGACAACAGCTCGACCGGGACCGTCACGGTCACGTTGCCGACAGGGCAGGGCGACGACGTCAAATATCTGGCGTCGGCGATCGGTCACCGGGACGGCGGCGGCACCACGATCATCAAGAAGATCACCAACATCATCTTCGATGACTGAGCTGGCCGCCGCAGTGCTGTACCTGACAGCCGGCGTGCTGGCGGTCCGCCGTCTGCTGCGGCTGCCCGAAACGTGGCAGGGCCGCAGCGTCACCGTCGGGGTGACGGTCCTTCTGTGGCCGGCCGCGACCGTCTATGCTTGCGGGGCGGCACTCCTGTCTGTGCTCGGCATTGCGGCCGGGGCAGACACCATGCCGCAGAATGGCGGCAATGAGACGGCTGCGGACGGCCCTGTCGGACCTGATCTACCGGCTCGCCACGGCCCTTGACGCCTTGGGATACAGGGTCCGTCCGGCCAAACGGTGCGGTCCGGCCGACTGCCAGCCGTGGCAGACCCTCACCGTCACGACGGCCGACATGGACTCCGTCGAGCCCATCATGTGGCACAGCATCCCCGGCGCGACCGACCTGACCGGACCGCCATCGTGAGGTTCGCATATCTGGGCAACCATGAGCCTGCGCATTCGACCGAGAACGAGGTCCGGGCGGCGGCGGAGGCCGAAGGCCACACGGTCACGGCCATCCAGGAAGGCACCCCTGCCGGCGACGTGCCCGGGTTGGCGGCCGGCGCAGACGTGTTCCTGTGGACCCAGACCCAGTCGCTTGCCGAACGTGCCGGCACCGTCGACGACCGGGCACGGATGCTCGCCACCATCGGCGCCGACATGCCCACGGTCGCCTGCCATCTTGACCGCTGGTGGGGCCTCGCACGGCAGCCCCTGATCTTCACCGAACCGTTCTTCCGGTGCGCCCTGGTGTTCACCGCCGACGGCCACCACACCCGCCAGTGGGAACAGGTCGGCGTCAACCACGTCTGGTGGCCCCCCGCCACCGGCCACCGCAACCTCCAACCCGCCCACCCCGACGAAGGCCGGTTCGGGGCTGGGGTGGCGTTCGTCGGCAGCTGGACAGGCGGCTACCACCCCGAATGGTCGCACCGGCCCGAACTCGTCTCCCATCTGCGGCACGTCTGGGACGCACGCATGTTCCCCGACCGTGGCCGCCCTGCGGTCCGCGGCGACGACCTGCGGACCCTCTACGCCACCGTCAAGGTGTCCGTCGGAGATTCCTGCCTGGTCCCGGGCGTCGACGGCCAGCCCATGACCCGCTACATCTCCGACCGGATCCCCGAGACGCTGGGGCGGGGCGGGCTGCTGATCCATCCGCACGTGGACGGGGTCACCGACGGGACCCTGTATACCGACGGGGAACATCTCGCCTGCTGGAAGCTCGGCGACTGGGACCAGTTGGACGGCCTGATCGGCCACTACCTGGACCATCCCGACGAGGCACGGCAGGTCGCCACCGAAGGCCGCAGGCACGTGGCTGCCCACCACACCTACCGCAACCGGGTCCGTTCCATCACCGCACAGCTGCGGGCGAAAGGATGGGTGTGAGAGCGGTCGTGGTCGGGAGCGGCAGGAGCGGGTCGAAGTGGGCTGCGGTGGTGCTGCGGGTGGCCGGCTACCGGGCCGGCCACGAACAGGCCTACACCACCGGGATGCTCGCAGACGACAGCCCGCCGGACCACCGTTGGGCCGAAGTGCTGGACGTGGACTGCACGCTCGCTGCGGTCCCGTACCTGCTGGGGCTGACGCAGGTCCGCAGGGTGCTGCTGGTCCGTCACCCTCTGGGCTTCGCGACGTCGTTGTGTTCGTCCGGCCCGCTGCTTGCCGGCTCGGCCCCTGCCGGGCTGACCACCCACCTGCACGCCCACCATCCCGACGTGATGGCTGCGACCTCGGAGGCTGAGGCGGCGGTGAGATTCTGGACCGTCTGGAACAGCATGGCTGCCAAACATGCCGACGTGATCCTCCGGCTCGAAGACGTCACCCCCGCAGGGCTGGTGGCCGCCTGCGACCTCGTCCCGCGGCTGGCGATGCTGCCCGTCCCGCCGGTCGGGGCAGGACCCCGAGACGTCCCAGTCAGCTGGGATGATGTCCCCGACGACGTCGCCGACGAGGCGCGCACGTTGGCCGCGAGGATGTTCGGATATCACGATGGCTGACGAACCGCTGTGCGGCTGCAACCACCTGCAATCCCAGCATCCCGGCGCATGCGCCGAATGCGCCTGCCCCGCCTTCCACCACGACTGGCGATGGGTCCCCACCGTCATCAACCGGCGATGGACACTCAACCTGCCGTCATGGCGCGGCTACCGCCGCGAATGGCCCGTCTGGGAGGCCGAACACATCGGCAAGATCTTCGAGCTGATCCGCGACATCGGCGACCCGGTCATCTTCGACGTGGGGGCCGAGCAGGGCGACATGCCGGCCCTGTGGGCCTCGTGGGGCGCCAGAGTGCTGCTGATCGAACCCAGCCCTGCCGCATGGCCGGTGATCCGGCTCGTCTTCGCCGGCAACAACCTGACTCCGGCAGGCTGTTTCGTCGGATTCGCTGCCGCCGACGACTGGGAAGGCCACCCGGATTTCGACGCGACCCCGTCGCCGGCATGGCCCGCCTGCGCCTACGACGTCCTGCGCCCCGACGCGGGGTTCCGGCATCTGTCGGAGATGGGGGCCGACGTGGGGCCGCGGGCACGGCTCGACACGCTCGCCGTCGAACACGGGCTGACACCTGACGTCATCACCATCGACGTCGAAGGCGCCGAATACGAAGTGCTCGCCGGAGCATCCGGGCTGCTGGCGGAGGCACGCCCGCAGGTGGTCTGCTCGGTCCACGAGACGTTCATGGCCGACGGGTACGGGCACACCGTCGAGCAGCTGGCCGGGTTCATGGCCGGGCTGGGCTACCGGCCGCATCTGCTGGCGGACGACCACGAACGGCACGTCTGGTGGCAGCCGGTGTGAGCAGCCTGTTCGTGCTGCCGTCGATCCACGGGCCGTCGACACGCCGCAGCCTCAAAGGCCTCACCGACGTGGAGGTGCAGGTGGTCGACAACACCGACCCTGACGGCAACCGTGGGGTGGCAGCCTCCTGGAACGTCGGGGTCGACCGGGTCCTGACCGAACATCACGGCTGGCTGGTCCTGCTGTCGGCCGCCGTCCGGTTCGCACCCAAGGGGGCGTCGGGGTTCGCGGCGCTGCTGGACAGGCAGCCCGACAACGTGATCGCCGTCGAGTCCCAGTATGGCTGGCACTGCATCGGGTTCCGCCGCGAGGTGTTCGTGAAGGTCGGCAGGTTTGACGAGAACTTCTGGCCCGCCTACTGGGAAGACAACGACCTTGCCCGTCGGGTCCACTGCGGGTTCGGGATCGACCCCCCCTGGTGGCCGAAGGTGGAGGTGGCGGCGTCCGATGCGGGGCCGGCCCATGGGCTTCGGCTGGTCCTCAACGCCCGTCCGTCCCATCAGCGCCCGAACCCGGACCGGCTGCTCGACTACTTCACGGCCAAGCATGGTGGCCCCCCATCCAAAGAGACGTTCACGCGGCCGTGGGGCCGGTTTCCGCTCGACTACTGGCCCGACCCGCAACCCGACGGGCTGGGAGGCTGGATGCCCGGCAGCCCGAAGGCGGCCTGATGGACGTCGTATGGCTGGTCCCCGACGGTTCGGAGGAACCGGCCCGCGGCATGTGGGACCAGCAGGTGGTCGAGGAGGCTGCCGACCGGGCGTTCGGCCCCGACGTCAAACATCGCCACGACCTGCCCGACGGGGACGCTGTGATCGTCGCGCCCGGCAGGGCGTGGGCAGGCCGGGAGGACCTGCTGGCCGGGCTGGCCGGCGGACGGCAGATCGTGGTCACATCCGACGAGGAACGGCGCCTCGACGCCGGCCGGCTGCCCGACGGCGCGATAGTCCAGTATGTGCGGGGGCTGGGCAACGGCCCCACCCCGTGGATACGCGACCACCTGAACGGTCCGGTCGAACGTGACGTGGCCGTGTCGTTTGCCGGGCAGGACACCCACCCGGCCCGCCACCAGTGCGTACAGGCCGTCCAGGATGCAGGCGGGGTCGTCGAGGCTTCGGCAGGGTTCACCCAAGGGCTGCCACCGGACCAGTATGCGGCGCTGCTGTCCCGCTCGCAGCTGGTCGCCTGCCCGTCCGGCCCGGTCCTGCCCGACACGTTCCGGCTGTATGAGGCCATCGAGGCCGGCGCCGTCCCGATCCTCGACCAGCCCAACCACCACTACTGGACCGGCACGTGGGGCGAAGTCCCCGACGTGTTCGCCGTCGACGCATGGTCCGACCTGCCGGCGATGGCCGGGCCGCTGGCCGCGCAGGCCGACCGGCTGGCCGTCGACGCCCAATCCTGGTGGGCACGCACCAGACGTGACCTGGCCTGGCGGCTCAACCCGTCTGACGTCGGTGTGACCGCCGTCATCCCCACCTCCCCGACCGCAACCGACCCGGACCCGACCCGGACCCTGGACACGATCGATTCGGTACTCGAACGTGTGCCGGGCTGCGAGATCCTCGTGTATGCGGACGGGGTCAGGCCCGAGCAGGCCGGCCGGCGGGCCGGCTACCGGCGGTATCTGCGGGCCCTGTCGGAAGCCTGCCAACAGTCGAGGCGGACCGTGACCGTCGTCACGCTGGACCGCTGGCTGCATCAGGCGTGCGGGCTCGCCGCCGTCATCAGCCAGGTCCGTACCGACCTGATGCTGTTCGTCGAGCATGACACGCCGCTGGAAGGACACGTCGACCTCGACGAGCTCGCAAAGCCGGTCAGGGCCGGGCTGGTCGACGTCGTACGGTTGCATCCGGACACCGAGATCTATTCGGGGCATCGGCATCTGATGGTCGGAGAGCCCGTCACGATGGCGGGGGTGCCGCTGCTGCGCACCGTGCAGTGGTCCCAACGGCCGCATCTGGCGCCGACCGGTTTCTACCGGCAGACGGTCCTGCCCTACTTCGACGGCCGGTCACGGACGATGATCGAGGACGTGATGCATTCGGTGGTCGCCACGGCGGCCGAACATGAAGGCTGGGGACGGTTCCGGCTGGCGATCTACCACCCGTCAGGGTCGATCAAACGGTCCGGGCACACCGACGGGCGAGGCGACGACCCGAAATGGCCGATGAGCTACCGGCCTGCGGACCCGTCGGCCCCGTATGCGGTGCGTTCGGCGTGAGGCTCGGACTCATGGGGGCACGGGCAGACAGAAGGGGCCTGGCCGTCCAGACGCTGGAGTTTGCCCGCCACATGCGGCCCGACCGGATCCTCGGGATCGAAGACCCGCAGTCGCCGGCCCCGGACTGGTCGGGCTGGCCGACCCTGTGGGGGACGGTCGGGGGCAGGCGGGGGCTCGACGAGCGGACCGCCGCCGCGTTCCTGACCGGGCTGGATGTGGTGTGGGCGGCCGAGACGTTCTACCACGAGCAGTTCTGCCGGATCGCCGCGACGGCGGGGGTGCGGACGGTGCTGCACGCCAACCCGGAGTTTTTCGGGTTCGACCGGCTCGGCTGGCCACGCCCCGACGTCGTCCTGAACCCGACGTCGTGGCTCAACGAACGGCTCTCAGCGAAGGTGTTTCCGTTCCCGGTCGACCGTGACCGCTGCCAGCATCTGCCTCGTCCGCTGACCGACCCGGTCCGGTTTCTGCATGTGGTCGGCCAGCCGGCCATGCACGACCGTGCCGGCACCCAAACACTCCTCAAAGCGCTCACGCTGGTCCGCCGGCCGGTCGACGTGACGATCCGCACACAGGGCTCCTTGGGGGTCGACCCGCGTCCGCCCGGTCACGTCACCCTTGCCGTGGAACAGGCCGACGTGGCCGACTACTGGCGGCTGTATGACGGCTTCGACGTGCTGGTTCTGCCCCGCCGGTATGGAGGCCAGTCGCTGGCGTTCAACGAGGCCGCCTCCTGCGGCCTCGCCGTCGTCGCCACCGACGTCGAGCCGCAAACCTCCTGGCTGCATCCGGCCGGACGCATCCCGGTCCGACGGCGACGGTCGTTTCGTGGGATGGTCGGGCCGGTCCCGATGGTCGAAGGCGACCCCCGCGCCCTGGCAGCGATCCTCGACCTGCTGTCGACAAGCCCGCAGATGGTGGCCGACATGTCCGCCCACTCCGACCGGTATGCGGAGGGGGTCTCGTGGGGGCGGCTCGGACCCGAGTTCCGGCAGATCCTGACGGCATGATCGACTGCCGGGCCACCCAGCGGGTCTACCTCGACCATCTCGCCCCCATCTGGAAGGCCCTCCCCGACGACGTCCGCGGCACCCTGTTCGCCGGACGCGAAGTCGAACACGCCCGCAATCTCGGCCTCGAACCCTCCCCACGCCCCGGAGACGCCGGCATGGTGCTGGTCGCCTCGGCCGCAGACCTGCACCGCGACGGCCGACCTGCGGTCATGCTCAACCACGGGGCAGGACAAACCTACTGTCTGGCGCCAGAGACTCGGGTCCTCACCGGCGACCTCCGGTGGACTCCGATCGGTCAGGTCCAAGCCGGTGATCCGCTTGCTGCCTTTGAAGAGGAACGGGCCCCACCTCGACAGTGGCGCGGATGGAAGTGGACCACCGCAACGTCCACCCGCCGTATCCCGCTGCCCTGCTACCGGCTCACGTTTGCAGATGACACCACGATTGTCGCATCGGCGCAGCATCGGTGGCTGCGCAGGACCAACCAGACTTACGACTGGATCACGACCGAGTCGATGCATGATGCCGACACTTGGCCCATTCGAAACACGAAGGTCTTGAAGCCGTTTCAACCTTGGACTACTGACTACTCATGGGGCGCGGGATATCTGGCCGCAGCATTTGACGGTGAGGGGTCACTGACCCAGACGGTCAGGGACGAGCGTCAGAACCGCTGCATGCTCACGTTCACGCAGCGTGATAATGCGATGCTGGCAGAGGTGCTCCGCCAGCTGAACGAGAGGAATTTCAGGTTCTCGGTCAACCGTTCCCGGCCGGATGGTGTGCTGTACATCAACGTCCTCGGTGGCGTGAGCGAGGTGTTCCGATTCGTCGGGTCGATCCGTCCACGACGATTGTTGGATGGGTTCGTCCCGCTCGACAACGGCCAAATGCGCGGCCAGCCCGTCCAACTTCGTAGCAAGGAGTTCATCGGGGAGCATGAGGTCGTAGCGCTATCGACGGGCACAGGAACGTTGTTCGCCGAAGGGTTCGCGTCACACAACTCTGGCGATCCGGCCGCACCCCAGGCGGCCACGTCGGCCTCGTACACGGGCGGGGCAGGCCGTGACGCTGTCATTGCCAACCTGTGTCCCGGACCGGCCGACGTGCAAGCCTGCCGCCGGGCCCAGCCTGACGTCCCCGCCTACAGTCTGGGCGGAGTGCCGCGTCTGGACCGGCACGTCGGCTACCGGCGCGGCGTCCATGTGGCGTTCGCATGGCACTGGCACATGCCGATGGTCCCCGAAGGCACCCCCGCATGGGGCCACTACTGCGACGTCCTCGCAGACGTGGCCGGACGCTATCCGACGTTGGGGCACGGGCATCCGCGCATGTGGCGCTACTACCGGGCCCAGTACGAGAAGCTGGGGATCGAGCCGATCCAGCATTTCGATGTGCTGCTGGAGCGTGGGGTCGGGCTGCTCGCCTGTGACAACAGCTCGGTGATGTACGAGGCGGCGGCCTTGGGCATCCCGGTGCTCGCGCTCAACGCCCCGTGGTATCGCCGTGACGTGCATCACGGGCTGCGGTTTTGGAGTCATGTTCCCGGCCTCGAATGCGACCGGCCGCAGGACCTGCCGGACGCCATAGGGGAGGCGTTTGATGACCCGCCGCAGGCGCGCGGCTACCGTGCCCGCGCAGTCCGGCACGTGTACGGTGGCCCGATGGACGGCCGGTCGACCGGCCGGGCGGTGGAGGCCATCATGGACATTCTGTCGTGACGGTCGCCGACCCGGACCTGTTGGAGACGATCGCCGAGCAGATCATGGCGGCCGTCGAAGCCGAATGGGCCGCCCAAACCCTCACCCTCCCCGACCGACGGTATCTGACCACCGGGGTCGTGGCGGCAGACTGCGAACAGCTGGTCGTGTCGCTGATCGCCGCGTTCGCCGGACGTCCCGCCGCCGAAGAACCGCAGACCGAATGGACGTTCGACAAGATCCGTACCGCCACCTACGCGGTCGAACTGTGGCGGTGCGTAGTCGCCGGCTCCGCAGCGACAATCGGTTCGTTGGATGCCGAAGGCCGGGCGCGGCTGCGAGACGGATGGCTGCTGCACCGCGGGCTGGTCGAAGCCGTCCTGGCCGGCGGCATCGTCGGGTGCCGGGACGGGTCGGTCGGACGGCTCGAAACGATCGGTCCCGAGGGTGCGTTCGCCGGGCTGCGGGTCACCGTCGACGTGCTGGTGGGCCTGTGATGGCCGACCTCAACCTGGAGGTGCGCGCCTATGCGGACCGGGTCGCGTTGGCTGCGGCGGCCGACATGTTGCGTGACACCGACCGTCGCGCCCCGGTCAGGACCGGCCAGCTGCGAGGGACGGGCGACATCGTCCGCAAGGGGTCTGGGCGGGTCGAGATCCGCTACCCGGCGGAGTATGCCTCCTTCACCGACACGGGGACACGGCCGCACACGATCCGGCCCCGCAACCGCAAGGTGCTCCGGTTCCGGGTCGGCTCCACCCTCGTCTACACCCGCCGCGTCGACCATCCGGGCACCCGCGGCACCCGCTGGTACTCCGACGTCGTCAACCTGTCAGGTTGGCAGGCGGCGCTGCGCCGTGCAGCAGGACGGGTCCGCTAGCATCGACGGGGTAGGCGGCAACCGGAGCAGATGTGGTCGACGGCATCGACTTCCGCGACGACGGCACCATCACCGTCACCGACGGCGACCGGGTCGAACGGATCCGCCGCCCCACCATCGGCGAGTTGCGTGCCCTGATGGCCGACATCGGGCAGGTCGCCGACCTCATCACCGAACTGGCCGAATCCAGGGTCGCCACCGACACGGCGATCCGCCGGCGGATGCAGGCCGCAGAAGAGGCCGAACAGGCCGCCATCGGCGAGGCTGACGATCCGTCGGGGCTGCTGGAGGAACGTGCCCAACGCAGGCTGGCTGACAAGCGGGAGCTGTCCAAGATCGGCGACGAGTTCACCCGTCAGGTCGACGAGGCGCATCTGAAGTTCACGCTGCGGGCCTTCGAGATGCTGTCGGCACAGGCGACCCCCTGGACGACGTTGGACGTCGAGAAGCTGCCGGCGTGGATGGCGTCACGGGACCTGCCGGTGAGGATGCGCAGGCATTGGCAGACGGTCCCCTCTCCTGCTGGCCCGGCCTAGAGGCCGACGGAGCCCCGGACCAGCCTGCCGTCGACGACCCGTTCGCCCCGGTCAACCAGCGCCGCACCGTCGCATGGCCGACGTTGCCTGACGGGCTTGACTGGTTCGGGCCGATCTACCGTGCGATGGCGATCCGGTGGGGTTGGGACCCTCGTACAGTCGACCGGCTGGAAGTGTGGGAGGCGGCCGTCCTGCTCGGCCATGCCGGCGTGGGCCCGGCAGTCCAGCAGGTGCAGGCCGTAACCGTGTCTGACGGTTACGATCCGGCCGATGGCTGAACTTCGCACCGACCTGGTCCTGTCGGTCGATGCTGCGCTGCGGCAGGTCGAACGGCTCCGTGCCGAAGCCTCCCGTGCCCTGACCATCGACGTCGACGTCCCCCCGGTCGATTTGGGGTTGGGCGACGACATCGCGTCGGTACAGGCGCTCGACGCCGGGCTGGGCGACGTCACCGAAGAGATCGACGAAGCCTCGTCAGCCTCGGACCGGCTCGGCACCGCACTGAAGGGTGCGCTGGCGGTCGTGGGGGCACGGGAGATCATCCGCGGGCTCAAGGCCATCGTCGACGCCGCCTCCGACCTCGAAGAATCCTCATCGAAGGCCGGCGTCGTCTTCGCCGACAGCTTCGGGCAGGTCGCCGAGTTCGCGGCCGAGGCGGCCGTCAACGTCGGCCTGTCCGAACAGGCGGCGTTCGAGGCGACCGCCACCTTCGGGAACCTGTTCACCGCACAAGGTCTGGCGGCAGAGGCCGCAGCCGACATGTCCACGTCGGTCGTGTCGCTATCGGCCGACCTCGCTTCGTTCAACAACCTTGAGGTGGACGAGACGCTCGACAAGATCCGGTCCGGGCTGGTCGGCGAAATCGAACCGTTGCGGCAGTTGGGGGTGTCGTTCAACGCCGCACAGGTCGAAGCCAAGGCGCTGGAGCTCGGTCTGGCGTCCGCGAACGGGGAGATCGACGACGGCGCGAAGATCCAGGCCCGCTACAGCCTGATCCTTGAGCAGACGTCTGCTGCACAGGGGGATTTTGCGCGGACGTCGGACGGGTTGGCGAACCAGCAGCGGATCCTGTCGGCTGAGCTGGGGAATGCGGCCGCCCAGTTGGGGCAGATCCTGCTGCCGGCCGCTCTGGATCTGGTCGAGATCTTCCGACAGGACATGCTGCCATCGGTGATCGAGCTTGGCGAGGCCGGCCTGCCGCTGCTGGTGGAAGGGTTCGAGGCGGTGGCCCCGATCGTGGGGACAACCACCGAACTGCTGGTGGCGTTGATCCCCGTGATCGACGTGCTGGTCGGGGTCATCGACGCGATCCCCGAGTCGGCACTGTCGGCGGCCGGTGGCGTGTTCGCATTGTCGCGGGGGATGCGTGCGTTGGGTGTCACCGTGTCGTCAGGCCGGGTCGCAGCGATCGTCGCCGCAGCCGCCGCCGTGGGGGCGCTGGCAGACTCGATCGGACTGTCACCGGACGCGGGCCGAGAGTTCGCCGAACTGCAACGGCAGATCGGACAGTTCGGCGCGACCGGGCAGGCCACAGGACGTATCAACGACGTCACCGAGGCGCTCGACCGGCTCGCAGACAGGTCCGTGTTCGAGACGGTCAACGAAGGGTTGGGGACGGTCGGGGATGCGTTCCTCGGGCTGCTGGGGATCGAAGGGCCGTTCGAGCGGCTCGGTCGGGCGCTCGCGGACGCGGATACGATCGCTGCCGGCCTCGTCTCTGACGGCAACATTGCCGGTGCGGTCGCCCTGCTGGTTGACCAGCTCGGACAGTTGGGCACGCTCGACGTCGACGAGCTGGCCGCATTCCTGCCGGGCACGTTCGCGGCCATCGACGAGACTCTGACCGGTCTGGCCGAGTCCGGAAACATCTCCGGCGCACAGGATCTGTTTGCCGGTCTCGCCGGGGCGTTCGACGACGTCGGAGTGTCCGCCACCGGCCTTGTCGGAAATCTGCCCGACTACGTCCAGGCCATCCGGACGGTCGCCACCGAAACGGGCAGGGCGATCGACCCGACCGTCGGGCTGGGCGAGACGATCGACACGCTCGCAGAATCGTTCGGCGCCATCGACGACACCGAAGGGTTCCAGGAGGCGTTGGAGGCGCTGGCCGAGTTTGCCGACGTCGACGTCGACGACTTGGGGGTGGCGTTCGACATTCTCGCTGACCCGTCCGGGTTCGAGAACGTTTCGGTTGCTGTCGACCGGCTGCGTGGCCTGCTGCCGTTTGTGACCACCGACGCCGAACGGGCCGCCGCCGCACTCTCTCAGGTCGACGATGTGCTGGTGCAGGTCGCATCCCTGCCCGGCGGCGGAGCAGCCGTCCTCACCTTCCTGGATCAGGTCGTAAAACGGGTCCCCGGCCTGACATTCCGGGAGGCCATCGACTCGCTGCCGCTGTTCAAGGCTGTCCTCGAAGGGCTGCCGGGCGGCGCAGACGCAGCCATCGCCGCCCTCGAAGCCACCACAGGGGCGGCCGACGACACCGGCGAGGCGTTCGACGCTGCCGCCGCCGCGGTCGCCGGGTACGGGGCCGAACTGGATGCGCTGCTCAACCCGGTCACACGGTTCCGTGACGCACAGGACGACGTCAATGCCGCCCTCGAAGCCCTCGCCGACCCTGAAGGGGACCGGGAGCAGGCCCTGCTCGATCTTGCATCGGCACTGGCGGCTGGTGCCGGTGCCGCGGCCGAGCTCAAAGCGCTGGGTGACAGCCTCCCGGAGGGGTTCCGTGGGATCGGGCAGGCCTTCGACGTCGACACCGGACTGCTCGACGAACTGCTCGGGTTGCTGACCGACATTCAAGGTACGGGCTCCGCAATCAGCGATGAGGCGTTCAAGTTCACCATCGACTTCGAGGCCGGAACGGCCCGGCTGACGGCGTTCCTTGAAGACATCGAAGACCTTGAAGTTCTGCCGGTCCAGATCGAACCGGAGCTGGACGAACGGACGTTTGAGGAACGCCTCGACAGCATCGCAGATCTGATCGTAAACGAGACGTTGCGGTTCGTCTTCGAGTCAAACCTCGATGAGGTCGTCGCTGACATTCGGGCAACCCAGCTTCAGGCCGACATCCTCACCGCCGGCAAGCAGATCGAGTTCGACTCGAACCTTCCGATGGTTCTGCTGCAAGAGGCCGCTCTGTCAACGGCGTTGCGGGATTTGGAGGGGATCTACAACGTCGACATCGACGTGGACGTCGACACGTCCGGGGCCCGCAGCGAGCTGGTCGAGCTGGTCGAACAGTTCGGGGTCATCGGCGTACGTGTCCCCGGCGGGTTCATCCCGGCCCAGCACGGTCTGATCGCCGACCCGACCCCGGGCGGACATCTTGTGCGGGTGGCGGAGGCGGGGGTGCGGGAGGTCATCATCCCGGTCGACGACGCGTCACGGGCACGTGCGCTGGCGGACGCGTCCGGCCTGACCGGCCTGCTCGGAGGTGGACGGCAGGCCGGGGACATCAACATCTCCGTGGTCGGGGCCGTCGACCCTGACGCTGTGGCGACCAAGACGGCCGACGAGCTGGCGGCCGTGATGCTGCGGGCAGGAGGCTGACATGCCGGGTTCGGCAGAGTTCGCCGAGCTGACCTGCGCCGAATGTGGCGGCATCCTCAAGGTCGACACCGTCTCGTGGCACACCGGCGCATGGTGCCTGACCGACATCTCCCCGCTGCTGGACTCCGGACTGGTCCGAGGGGGCGACCTTGACGTCCCGTTTGCTGACGGGTCCACGCCGCTGCGCCGCCGCCCGACTTCGACGCCGGTGCGATTGACCGTCTGGTTTGGTGGGCTGGAGGACGAGAACGGGAATGCGCATGCCAACCCGAAGGCCGGCCTGTTCGTCAACATGGAACGGTTCGAGACCCTGTTTGTCGATCCGCCCGGCACCACGGCGGGGACCCGCACGGCCGAGTTGACGTTGGACAACGGGACGGTCCTGTCAGGGCCGTTCCACGTGGAACGGATGGTCCCGCAGTTGCGGCCCGGGACGTTGGCGCAGGCGATCGTGTTCTGTTCGGTGCCGTCCGGCAAGCTGCCCTGACATGGCGGGCGAACCGGTCACCTTCCAGGTGGAGCAGGTCGACGGGACGCCGGTCGACTCGTTCACAGATCCGGTGTCGGCCCGGTGGATGCATGCCGGGCGTGGGGAGGGGCCCGGGTCGGGGCAGATCACGATGCACCGCGACCATCCCGACTTCGGCGACCTCGACTATGGGCTGGTGGTGACCGTGGACGTGGCCGGGGTCGACCGGCACACGTTCGTGCTCGAATCGCGCCAGACGGTCCGTGCCCAGCCGGGCGAGGACGCGGGGGTGCTGGCACGGTGGGAAGGCCGCGGGCTGCTGGCGGCGATGGGAGACGTCGGGCTGGGCGGCGCGGTCGTCTACCCGGAGGGGGGGGTCGGCGGGCTGGAGGCGGACCCGCGGATGTTCGGGTGGATGGACTGCGGCTGCTTCGACCATGCCGGATTCGGGTTTGCGGCCCCGGCGGCGATGAACCACCGTCAGGACGACCCGGACCCGCCGTGGACGGCCGCCGCCCCCGAGTCGTGGCCGGACGGCCAGGCACGGCGGCTGTGGTGCACGGCCCCGACGGTGGTGAGCTCCGGGGCCGACGAGGTCCAGTCGATCGCGCTCGGGGACTCGATCGACTCGGGCACGTTCACCCTCACGTTCCGTGGCGCCACCACTGCGACGATTGGGACGCCGTGGTCTGCCGCACAGGTCGCGTCGGCGTTGGAGGCCCTTTCGACGATCACGGACGTGACGGTGGTCGGCTCCGGGCTCGACTCGGACCCCTATCTGGTCACGTTCCTGGACCCGGGCGGCCAGAATGTTCCGCTCATCTCGGTCGACCATTCGTCGCTGAACCATCCGCCGCAGACCGGGACGGTCACCGTCGTGCAGGAAGGCGCCGCAGCGACGTATGCGACCGCGAAGGGCTGCTGCTACTTCCATCACGAGTTTGTGACCGCGACCGACCAGACGCTGATCCTGTTCGTCAACCTCGCCAAGACCGGGGAAGTATGGATCGACGGGCTTCAGATCTACCGGCAGGATTCGGCGGCGGCGGCGAAACGGACCCAGACGGTCACGATCGATCTGCCGGCGGGCGACCACTGCCTGAATGCGAAGGTCTGCCAGGGTTCGTCGTCGGGGCTGGCATGGTTCATGTTCACGCTGGCGCAGGCCACCGAAAACGGCGACGGGACCTTCTCGTTGGGGGCTGTGGCGGCCCGGTCGACGGCAGCGACCCTGGCGTTTTCGACATCGGTGAACGCCCCCGAGCCGGGGGTGACCGTCGGCGAGCTGGTCATCTGCCTCGACGACGAGGCCCGGGCACGCGGGGCGCTGTCGTGGCTGACCGAAGGGTTCGACGGCACCGACGACTCCGGCGCGGTCGGGTGGGTGTCCGACTACACGTGGGCGTTCTCTGTCGGCACCCCCTACTCCCAGATTGTCGCGCAGGTCGAACAGCTGGCGGGGGTGCTGGCCGAACTGGGGCCGTCACGGGTGCTGGAGATATGGCAGGACGAGGCCGGGTCGTCCGGGGCGACGTTGGCGGAGGGAACATCGATCGTCGAGTCGACCTACACGACGCAGGGGCCGGCCGGCAATGCGGCGCTGGTCGCGTCGTCGCAGGCGTGGGACGAGTTCGTCGACGCCGCCTCGGTGGCCGCCTACGGGCGGCTGGAGTTCGCCACGGTCCTCGGCGTGCAGCCCTCCATCGCGGACCTGGAGACGTTCGCCAACCAGATCCTCAACCGCAGCATCGACCCGACCGAGACGGCCACGGTCGTGGCTGGCCCTGACGCGGGCGGCCCGCAGCCGTACGTGGACGTGGAGCCCGGCGAGACGATCGTGGCGCCTGACGAGGACGGTGCGGGGGCGACGTGGAGGGTGCTGGCGTTGGGGGCCGAACCCAACGACGCCGGGGTCTATGTCCGGTGGACGTTCCTGCTGCGGAAGGTGGGCCCGAGTGGCAGTTGACCCGGATGCGGCAGACCGGCTGTTTCGCCGTGCACAGCGCAAGGCCGGTGCGGCCGCGTCGATGCGGCAGGCGTCGACGCTGGTGGAGACCTTCCCGCAGCAGCAGGGCAGCCTGTCACGTCCGGCACGCCCCAAGGCCGGCCCGGCCTCCCAGCAGGCGGCCGGGCCCGGCCTGTCGCTGACCGTCGGAGACCCGTGCGGGCAAGGGCTCGAAGCCACAATTTCGGGGCATGTCGGGGCCGGCAACGAGCCGCTGACCTTCGCGACCGTCACACGCCGGACCGGGTTCGCCGAGACGACCCTGCCGACCACCCAGATCGTGCTGCCCTGCAACGCCGTCTACGGCCTCGAAGTCGCCTTCGAGACGGCCGACGACACGGTCGGCGGGGTGGTGGGGCTGTATCTGAACGGTGCGCTGCTTCAGGCCGGGCACGGATATCAGGGGGCGTGGACCCGCTACACCGACATGTGGGAGTTCATCGGGCAGGCAGGCGACCTGGTGGAGGTCAAGGTCGACCATGCGGGGACTTCGGACCTGGAGTATGAGGGGGTGGTGTCGATCTTCGGGAAGGAACGGGTGATCGAGACGGTCACCGACTGTACGGAGTTTGTGGCGGGGCTCGGGCCGAAGGGCTGGTGGAAACTCGACGAGACGTCAGGGTCGACCGCAGTCGACTCGTCCGGGAACGGGTTTGACCTGTCGATCGCCGCCGCGAACGTCACGCTGGGGCAGCCGTCGTTCTGCTGCGGGGACGGGTCCTACGACTTTGCTGGGGTGCAGGGGATCAACTCCAACTGGGTCGGATCGGGCACGAACGCCTTCGACTTCGAAGGGACGCCGTCATTTTCGGCCGCGATCTGGGTCGACCTCGACACGGCCGGCGCGGACGGGCATCTGGTCGGAACCCACTTCTTCGATGCCAACTGGGGCGGATGGGGCCTGACAGTCCACACCGGCAACATCTGGCGGTTCGCCCGGTCCACATCTGGCACCATCTCCGTTGACATACTCAACGTGTCCGGCGACATCGGCCCGACCAACTCGGTCGGGATACCTCGCCACATCGTGGGGACCTACGACGGCGCCGACATGCGCATGTATGTGGACGGCATCCTGAAGGGGACGCTCGCCTCGACCCGCAACGTCGGCGATTCTGCTCTGTTCTCCATCGGCGAGGCCCGGACCCCGATCGTCTCCCAGAACCCGCTCAACGGCAAGGTGTGCGACTGTCAGGTGTACGACTACCGGCTGACTGACGCACAAGTCCTCGACCTGTTCAACGCGACCCAAGGCTGAACGATGTCCGGGGGAACCTTCGACCACAACCTTGACGGCATCACCGACGGGCAGGGCGTCGCATGGGACGCAACCGCCATGGAGCTGGTGCCGGTCACCTTGGGGGGCGGGGCGAGCTCGCTGCCGGGGCTGTCGGACGTGGACGACACGGTCACCGCCACGAAGGGGGATCTTCTGGTCGCCGACGGCGCGGAATGGGACGATCTGCCGGTCGGGGCGGACGGTCAGGTTTTGACGGCCGATGCAGCTGAGGCCTTCGGGGTCAAATGGGCCGACGCGGCCGCAGGCGGAGGGGTCGGGCCTACCGGCCCGTGGCATCAGGACAACGTCGCCGCCTCGCAGACCGACGTCGCACTGACCCTGCTTGACGGGGTCCGTGAGACGATCCCCGCGCCCGCCGATGGTTCGGTGACCGCCATCGCAGTGCTGTCGAACGAGGCCCGTACCGCAGGGACCCTGACCGTCGAGTTGACGGTCAACGGTGTCGGGTCCGGCCTGACGGCCGTGCTGGACGGCACGAACACCGAATGTGACGTCGGGACCGGGTCGGTGGCCGTCTCGGAGTGTGACGAGATCGGGGTGACCGTCACCACCGACGGCTCGTGGGCGCCGACGACGGCAGACATCACCGTCATGCTCCAGCTGGGGGCGGCTTCCGGTGGCGGGGCGGTCCCGGGATGGATCACCCATCTGGTCGCGGACGGCACCGAGGACGAGGGGCAGGAGTTCGACGGTACTTCCGGTACCGGCACCAAGATCGAGCCGTCCGGTAGCGCCACCGCCACTGAGGCGCAGGGCGTCCTGTCGGTCGTGTTCGATTCGCAGTCTGCCGTCAACCTGACCGGGTTCATGTTCCCGCTGTCCGGGACATGGCAGGCCGGCTCCTACATCGAAGCTGCGATACGGCTGATGGCGCTCGGGAACGAGAACAACACCGTTGCCGGGATCACCGTCGCCGACGACGGCGGGAACCCGCTCACGACGGCAGATTCGATCGTCCTCGGACGAGTCATTGCAGGCGCCACGGTCGAAGCCTCGACGGTGCGCGGGACGTTCACCAACTATGCGGCCGCGGCCAGCACAACCCGTGCCGTCGACCCGTTCGCACAAGGGCCGCTGCTGTATTGTCGACTCACCATGACCTCGTCTGGCGTGTGGAACCTGGAGTTGTCACCCGACGGCGTCTCGTGGACCGACCTCGGAGGGATGAGTGTGAGCGGCGGCATCACCAACGTGACCCACTACGGGTTCGGTGTGAGCCGCAACGGCACCGGGGCCGAGCCTGCCATCGCGACCACCGACTATCTGCGCGTCTACGGTCTGGTCTGACGGCCGGCACAGCCTCGCTTGACCGGCTGCGGTCCCGTACCCTGCCGTCGACTGGAGGTCGCGTATGTCTGCCATCCTCGGTTCTGCCAAGGCTCTGGTCCCGGTCCTGTTCGCTGCCGCCATCGCCGCCCTCGAACAGCTCGGCGTCAGCATCGACTGGGTGACCGCCACCCTCACCAACGCCGCGAAGGTCTGTCGCGCGTAGGCGGCCAACCACGGCATCCCGATCCGGCACGCCCTGCGGGTCCTCCTGCCTGATCCTCGCGCGGTCCGTCGCGACCACCTACCCTCGTTTCGACCACAGTTGACCGGGGAGGCCATCGTGGAGGCAGTACCGACCATCGGGCTCGCAGCCCTCGTAATGAAGTTCACCGACCTCGTGCATCAAGTGCGTGCCGGCGAACTTGCCAAGGCCGTGACACAGATCGCCGTGTGGGTGTTCGGGGCGCTTGCGGTGGCGCTGTTCGTCCAGACCGACTTCGCCGCAGGAGTTGAGGCCGGCGGTGTCGCACTGGCCGAGCTGAACCTGTGGTCGCAGGTCGTCGTCGGCATCTCGGCCGCGTCGATCGGCTCGGTGGTTCACGACACGCTCGGCCGTTGACCGCGCCGGACAGGTCTGCATGATGGACCTCGCCGCCGTCTCTCAGATCGTCGGCGGCGGCGTCGGCGTCGGCACGATGCTGCTGGTGCTGGTGATGCTGGTCCGCGGCGACCTCGTCCCGGGCTCGACCCACCGGGAGTTGCGTGAGGACTCACGCCACCACTACAGCCGCATCAAGGAAGACCGCGACTACTGGCGTGACACGGCGATGGAAGCCCTCAACGCGCTGGGCGCAACCGTCGGCAGGAGGGAGGGCGGTGTCTGAACGTGACGGGGTCGTCCCCATCTATGACCATGAGGACGACACGACCCCGCAGGAGGTCCGCCGTCAGGTCGACGAGGTGCTGACGCTGTTGAAGATTCAGGCGGGGGTGGTGCGCCACAAGCCGCGTGTCGCCATGACCGGCGAGGAGTTGCGCCGCAGGGTCGCGATGCTTGCCCAGCAGGCCGCGACGATCCGGGAGCAGCGATGATGTGGACGGTGCTGACGTGGGGTCTGGTGGCGCTTCCTGCCGTGGGGATGCTGGCGCTGCTGGCCGACATTGCGGACGCACGGCGTGACCTGCATCTCGTGCGTGAGGAGGGTCTTGTCGGGTCGGTGCAGGAGGAACAGGCCAAGCACAACTTCCGGGCGCAGGCGTCGCGGGCCGCGGTACTGACGGTCATCGGCCTGATGGCGCTGCTCCAGTTGGTTGACGTGTTGACCGGCGAGTGGCTGGCCGCACTGATCTACGTCATCACGATCATCCTCGTCGCGGATTCGTGGCGGGCACGGCTTGCCCGCAAGAAGATGATCCGGCTGATGTACCGGGGCGGTTGACGTGGCGACGGTCGAGGCAGAACTCAAACGTCGGGATGCTGCGCTCGCGCTGGTCGACTGGCTGCTCGCCGCCGACGCCGAGAACACTGCAACCGGCCTGTCCGACCCGGTCGTCGAGTACGGGCTGCGTGCCCGGCTCGCGCAGCTGTCGGCGCTGGTCGTCGAGCTGGGCGGGATGCTGCCCGGCCCGCCCCCACGTCCCGCCGAGGCAGACACAGAGCCGCCGTGTGAGGGGCCTCCGGGAAGATGCCGCCGATGAGATGGGTCGAGCCCGTCCTGCTGGCTGCCGGGTTCCTTGTCGGCTGCGCGGTCGGGGCTGTGCTTGCCACACAGCTCGTGGAGGCGTGCCGGTGAGCGCACCACTGTCCACGACCAGGATGCGCAGCGAGTATTCGGCTGCCCGCTGCGACACGTCGAGGATGGTCCGTGTCGTCTTCCACGGCTGGTCGCCAGGCCTGCTCGTCGAGTATCGGACCGCAGAGGCGTGGCGGGCGTTCTCTGCGGTGATGAAGGCCCACGACTACCGATTCCGTGAGTCGTCGGGCGGGACTTTCAACTGTCGTCTCATCGCCGGCTCGTCCTCCTACTCGTTGCATGCCTACGGGCTCGCCATCGACCTCAACCCTTCCAAGAACCCGCACGGCACCACACGGACCGACCAGCCGGCCGCGTTCCGCCGCGACATCAAGGCCATCCGCACCGTCTCGGGCAGGCAGGTGTTCGCCTGGGGCGGCGACTGGCGTGCACCCACCAACCCTGACCCGATGCATCACCAGATCGGCGCCACCCCGGCCGAACTCGCCGCCGGACTCGTACTCCCCCCGCTCATCATGGAGGCCAACATGTTCCCCCAGTACGGCGACAACGACGGCGCGTGGCCCGGCGGCGACGGGCCGGTCCGCTACTACCAGCGGCTGCTGCGCGCGCAGGGCCAGACGGTGACGCTTGACGGCGTCTACGGACCGCAGATGCAGGCTGCCGTGTCGGCATGGTGGAAGAAGGCCACCGGACAAGACTACAGCGGCAAGCGGATCACCACGTCGGTCAAGATGCGCCTCGAGAAGGCGTGGCACACGCAGGGTGGCGGTCTGTCGGTAGCCGAGGCCGACAAGCGGTACCCCCGCCGCGGCACCGCCATCTACACCAAGATCCCATGAGCCGCCTGGTCGTGCTGGCCTGCTGCGCCGCCGGCGCCGTCCTCGGCGTCGCGCTGGTCAAGGCCGGCACGAAGCTGCTGAACGTGACGGCGGACCGGGCCATACGTCCCGGCCTCTAGGCCGGGCAGGCCTGCACCGTATGCCCCTTCGGTGCAGGCCGGCAGCCCTGTCGCCCCCCAGCGGCGGGGCTGCTCAACGTCAGGTTGAGGTCGGCTGGATGTGGCGTGGAGGTTGAGGGTCGATGAAAGGTTGAGCCGCCGGGGGCGCCCTTTGCGAGGAGGACGACCGGAACGGCGGGGCGGTGTGCCCCGGCGCCACACCCGGCGGCCAACGTCACTGTAGCAGGACGAAACCCCGGCGGCTTGGGGCCTCCGGGGTTCCGTTGAGCACTCTTGCGCTCCGCTGTCGAGAAGCGTAGTGTGCTGCGCAGGTCAACGCGCTGGGCGAATCGTACTCGTTCGGCGCGACGTGCGAAAGGCCGGCGCCGGATGGACCCCTCTCCGCCGATCACCCTCCAAAGTCCCGGCCCGCGGTCACACGCCAGTATTTCTGCGGGCGGCCCCTGATGGCACGGTCTCAGGCGCGCATCCACACGTCGGTATGGCGTGACCGCGAATTCACCGCACTCCCGTTGGCGACCCAGGCCGCCTACTGGATGATCCTGTCCCAACCCGACATGACCCTCGCGGGGGTGGTGCCGTACGTGCCGGCCCGCTGGTCCAACCTGGCCGGTGGCGAGCCGGTGGCGCCGCGCGTGGCAGAGCTCGAAGATGCCGGGTTCGTCGTCGTGGACGAGCAGACCGGAGAGGTCTGGGTGCGGACCTTCACCCGCCATGACGGGGTCATGGCCTCCCCGAAGACCCGTCGGCCGATGTGGTCGGCGTGGAAGTCGGTGCTGTCGCCGATCATTCGCAGCCTGTTCTTCGAGCAGATGGACAACGAAGCCGTATCTGAGGCCGTCGAGCAGGGCTGGATTACCCCTGCCGATACCATATCTGATGGGGTATCCGATACCCCTACCGATAGGCCTCGCGTGCGTGCGCGCGCGGACTCCGACTCCGACAACTACTCCGACTCCGACTCCGACAACGACACGTCCGGCAAACCGGACGCGACCGTCAGGTTCCCCGACGAGGTCAACAAGCTCACCAGAGAATTCGCACAACTCGTCCTCGACAACGGCCACACCCTGCCGGAGAAGGGAAGCAGTGCAGCGGGCCTGTGGCTCGTCGCGATGGACAGGCTCAGACGGCTCGGGCCGAAAGGCAACGGGCAGCACCCACCAGGCGATGAGGAGATACGTGCTGTCATGCGGTGGGCGCTCACCGAATCCGACTTCTGGCCAGCAAACATCCAGTCAGTACCGACGTTCCGTGACAAGTACACGCGCCTTCGAGCGCAGATGGCTCGCGACAGCCGCAACGGCAGCGGTCAGGTCGACTTCGCAGAGTTGAGGGCGGCGGCGAGAGCACACCAGGAGCAGACATGACCAACGAACAGGCCATCGGCATCATCGAACTCATCGCCGGACTGTGGCCCAACTTCCGGCCGACGAAGGAGACGACGGTTTTGTGGGCATCCCACATGTCAGACCTGGACGTCGAGCGGGCCACGGCCGCATGCCATGCGCGTGTCGCCGCGGGCGACGAGTGGCCCAACATCGGCCGCATCCGGGCTGCGGCGCTGTCGCATCTGCTGACCGACCGTGCGGACGACGAGACATTCCCGCTGGTCTGGGAGGCGTCCCGCCAGATTTCGGGCGGGCTGGCGATGATGACCCCGAGGCGCCGCTACGACTGGCCGCACTCCAAGGATGCGATCAACGAGGCGATCGAGATCATCGGGTGGCGGCATCTGTCGTACATGGATCATGAGCCGTCGGCACGGTCGCAGTGGGGGGGCGTCTACCGGCAGGTGGTCAAGCGCCGTACCGAAACGACCTTGACCAACCCTGCGCTTTCGGCGCCTGACCGCAAGGAGCTGACGTGACCACTGATGCGGAGTGGGACGACCGGATGGCTGCGCTGGATGACGCCGACAGCTGGCGTGGTTCGGGCAGGCTGCGGCCTGCCGGTGATCTGCCGCCGTCGCTGTCGCAGACGTTGGATGCGGAGGGCTGGGCAGCCCGTATCCGCGGCGGGCTTGCTGACGGGACGCTGAGGGTGGCCGATCCTGCGGAGCGGACCTACGGGTGCCGGTGCGAAAACGGGGATGGGTGGATCGTCGTCGACGCGGGCGGGCCCGATGGTCAGCCGACGGTGATTCCGTGTTCGTCCTGCCGTCCGGCGTTGCTTGATCGTTGGGAGGCCGACGCCGAGCTGGACGGGGTGTTGGGGCCTCGCACACATCTGGATCATTCGCGGCCGGCGTCGGGGTGTGGGGAGTGCCAGTCGATTGTGCGGGCGCACCGTCCGGGCGACGCATGAGGCGCACGCCGATCAGACGGACGGCGCCGTTGCGGCGTGGGAAGCCGCTGGCTCGTGGGAAGCCGCTGCGGCGTTCTCGGGGTTCGGGGCTGCCTGCCCCGTCACGGCTGGCCGTCGAGGTTCGGTCGCAAGGAATCTGCGAGCTGGGCACGCCCGTCTGCACGGTCCGTGCGGTGGAAGTTCACCATCTAGCGGGCAGGGTCGGACCGGACGCGCACGACCCGTCGAACCTGGCGCACTGCTGTCACGAATGTCACCGTCACGCGCACCTGAACCCCGAGGAGTCCTACTTGCGTGGCTGGTTGAGGCGCCGCGTCACATGAGCGTGGCAACGTATGGCCCTGTGAGCCGTTTTCGGTTACGAGGGTCCCATGACACCAGCGGCGACCGAACGGCGCTCTCAGGCGATCTGCGCAGCCGAAACGGGGACGTGGGCCCTTGTGGGCGACTGCACGGTGAGGGATAACGGCCCGATGAGGGAAAGTATCTGCCGTGACCGTTTGCAACAGGTAGCGAATGTGTCGCGACGGCAAGCAGACGTTCGGAGATTGGTGTCCAGAACGTCGCCCGTCTGTGCTAACGTGACAGGTATGCGAGGAGGAACCATGACCACCGCCAACTTCAAGACTGCACTTGCCGTCGCCCACCTGGGAGATCCGTTCGCGACCGTGGAACGCCGGGTCATCTTCGACTTCTGCGCCGACGAGTTCGCCCGCCACTATCGGGGTGACTTCGAGCTGGCGTGCGAACGGATGCGGCAGGCGGAACTTTTGGCCGGTCTGGCCGCACGGAAGGCGGTGACGGCATGAAGGCCGTCACGGTTTGGCGTGACCGGGTCCTGTGGGATGACGTCGCCCGGATCACGTTCACCGCCGTCGCTGCGGCTGCGGTTCTGCTGCTGGGGCTGCCTGCCCCTGACGCGGGGACGGCCTGCGATGCGCCTGACTGTGGCCGTCCTGCCCGGCCGTATCCGACGGAGGGCAAGGTCATCTGCCGTCCGTGCGACAATGGGAGATGGTGACGTGAAGGTTTTTGCTGTGACGTTGTGGCTGGCGGCTTCTGCTGGGTTTGGGGCTCTTGTGGCCTATGGCCTGTCGCAGTCGTACGGCACGCTGGTGGTCCCATGAGCGTAGAGCCATCGACCGAGACCCCTACGACCGTCGAGGCGATGACGTGGGCGCTCGCTGTCGTGGCGGGTCGTCGACGACCCGGCCGAACGCGAGTCGTCACCCGATACCCGGGTGGCGGGTGATGCCGCCTACACGGACGTGCCGTTCGGCAGCGCCGCCGCCCTCGTATCAGGACCACGTCCCCGCCTTGGTCGATGAGGTGCGCAGGTTGCGTGCTGACCGCAACAGACTTGCCGCTTGGCTGGCCGAGATTCTGAATGACGAGTTCAGGACGTCGGGTCCGAGGGTGATGGCCGAGGAGGTCTTGGGAGACCTGCAACCGATCGACGAGGACGTGTACGCGGAGGTTGACGTGCAGCGTCAGGCCGAGGACCGGGTACGACTCCAAGACGCCAGGGAGGATCAGCGATGACCACGCCCGCGCTGGCCGAGACTGTTCGTGGGAAGGGCCGTCACTACCGGGACCCGGACTCCGGCGAGCTGTACCCGAGCGTGACGAACATCCTCGGGGTGATCGACAAGCCGGCGATCGCATGGTGGCAGACCAAGGGGGCGTTGGCTGCGGCGTGGGACGACCGGGAGGCGTTTTCGAGGATGCGGGAACGGGACGTCGCGGTGAAGGCGTACCAGTCGGCGGCGTTCAAGCAGCGGGACAAGGCCGCCGATCTTGGCTCGCACATCCATGCTGTCTGTGACGCGCTGTCGTCGGACGCTCCGATGCCGGATGTGGGGGACGATGCTGCGCCATACGTCGACCAGTTCGTGAAATGGGTGTCAGACAATGACGTGAAGGTGGTCCACTCGGAACGGACCGTGATCTCCACGACGCACCGCTACGCCGGGACGTTTGATTTGCTCGCCTGGTTGGAGGGTGTGCTGTGGCTGGTGGACATCAAGACTGGCAAGGCCGTCTACCCGGAGGCGGCGTTGCAGCTGGCTGCTCTGGCCCATGCTCCGGTCATCTGTGATCCGGGGGGCGGGGTCGACACGTTTGTGACGCCTGAGCGGGCGGGGGTGCTGCATCTGCGGGCGGATGGGCACGAGCTGGTTGAGGCGGACATCGGGGCTGCGACGTTCGAGGCGTTCCTGGGAGCCCGTGCACTGTGGGACTTCGTGAAGGGTGGCGGCGCCGAGTCTGCGCTGGCGGGTGGACGATGACCTTGCATGAGGCGCTGATGGAGGTCCAAGCGAACCTTCCTCACGTTGGGAAGGGTGCGGAGGCGGACACGGGCAGCTACAAGTACCAGTACGCCACGTTGGCTGACGTGAATGGGGCGCTGTTGCCGGTGCTTGGCAAGGCTGGGTTGGTGTGGACGTGCGGGCCGGAGTGGTCGGATGGCGGGTGGGCGTTGCACGGCCGGCTGTCGGATGGCACCGACACGCTGGATGCCTGGTGGCCGCTGCCGAAGACCGATGATCCTCAACGGCTGGGGTCTGCGGTCACCTATGGGCGCCGGTATCTGTTGTGTGCGCTGGTGGGGCTGGTGCCTGACGAGGACGACGACGGACAGAAGGCGGCCCGTCCTGAGCCCGCAGCCGGGCATGTGGCGGCGATGCGGACGATCCGCGGCCACATCACCGCCATGTTCGTGGCGTGCGGGAAGGACTCCGAGCACGACGCCTACAAGAACATGTGGCGCGCCATCCGTGCGGTCGGGATCTCCGATGCGAAGAAGGACGACCAGTTCGCGGCGGTGCCTGCCGACGTGCTTGAGGGGCTGGCTGCAGACTTGGGAGATCTGGTTGCCGCGCAGGAGGGGGCGCAATCGTGAGCAGGATCGAGAAGCTGTCCGCCGAGCAGCAGGCTGCGATGCCCGGCTGGGTGGACCGCTGGGTTGCGGCCGGGCTGTCGTGTGATCCTGCTGACCGTCCGGCGTTCGAGCGTGCAGTCGCCGGGCTGTACGAGGGTACCGGGCTGGATCCGGCACCGGTGATCTGGGTCACAAACCCGCTCGTCGGCGCGCTCGGCAACGGCATGCTGGCTCAGGTCTGGGCTCAGGTCGAGGCTCAGGTCAGGGGTCAGGTCTGGGCTCAGGTCGGGGATCAGGTCAGGGGTCAGGTCAGGGATCAGGTCTGGGCTCAGGTCGAGGCTCAGGTCAGGGGTCAGGTCTGGGCTCAGGTCGGGGCTCAGGTCAGGGGTCAGGTCGGGGATCAGGTCGGGGCTCAGGTCAGGGCTCAGGTCGAGGCTCAGGTCGGGGATCAGGTCTGGGCTCAGGTCGGGGATCAGGTCGGGGATCAGGTCTGGGCTCAGGTCGGGGATCAGGTCGGGGATCAGGTCTGGGCTCAGGTCGGGGCTCAGGTCTGGGAT